GGGGGGGGGGGGGGGGGGGGGGGCCCGGGGGGGGGGGGGGGGGGGGGGGGGGGGGGGGGGGGGGGCCATGGTGAGGAATTGGATGTGCAGCCAGAGTGGGTAGCCTTGTGGGGTCATCAGCACCCGGCCGTCGGTTGTGATGGGGTTGTCACTCATTGGGTCTCTCCTATCTCTTCTCCTGAACGATCGTTTAGGACGTTGGACTGTTGGACCTAGTCCAACGTCCTATACTGTTGGCCGCGCGCGTTTTAAACCACCACTTCATTTATCCCTGTAAATGTTACCAGGTCAGAGGCCATGAAGCCCACCGACAACCAGAACTGTCCATGTACTGCTCTCTCACCCCCAGTGAATAGGACGTTGGAGGACCTCCAACATCTCCAACGTCCTATTTACTTCTCGTAGCTGCACGGTAATATCTGGCTCGGTTGGTTCCGGAACCCCCTTGGAAACCCTCTCTCAGTTCCACTTCGCCCACCTCCGTCAGCTTCTCCAAAACCGCGGGCAGATACATGCGGTCGTCGCCGTTGACAGCCTGGGTCAACACCCGCCATTGCACCCAACCGTCATCGTCGGGGTTGGCCTTCCGCAGCAGGGTCCGTTTGGCCCATTGGGCGACCCTGGTGCTGCGTTGCTGCTCGAGGTATTCCGTCTTCTTCTGTTCGGCGCTGGCTTCGCCGATCAGCTGTGCGTCTTTCGCTTTCCGGATGGCGGCTTCGCAGGCGAGCCGGGTCAGGTCGGACCGTTCCATGATAAGCTGGGCGGTTTCCCATTCCCACGCCTCGATCCGTGCCCGTTCGTGCAGCAACGCCAACGCAGCGGCGACTTTCGCTTGGGACAACAGCCGATGGGACATCATGGGGTCGCCGGCCAGTTTGAGTCGTTGTTGTCGGGCGCGGACCATCTGTTGTTGGGCTGGCCCGAACAGGGGGAGTTGGTATTCGCCTTGCAGGGGGACTTCTTCGTCGCCTTCGACGGGTCCGTGGGCGTTGAGTCGTTGGCTGCCGCGCCATGCCCATGGTGGTGGCCGTTCGGGTGGTTCGTCGGGGACGTTGGGGTCGTGGGTGGGTAGCCAGATCCATCGTTGGGGGAATCCGCCTTCGAGGTCGTCGAGGATGACGGCGGCGTTGGCGGGTTGGACGCCGACTAGGAATGTGGCGCGGTAGCGGTGGGCAGCGACGGCGCGGCGGTTGTCGCGGCCGGCGTAGCGGGCACCGAGCTGTGACCCGCTGTAGGCTTGTTTGAGGATGGGTAGGAGGTTGCTGCCTTTCATGCCGGTGTGGGCAGTGAGGCTGCCGATTTCGTCGGACAGCCATAGGACGGTGTCGTTGAATTGGGTGGGTTCGGGTTCTTTGGGGCCGGGTGTTCGGGTGTAGCCGCTGGTAACGCCTTGGCCGGTGCCGAGTTCGTGGATGGGGATCTGCTGTTGGTTGAGGTAGTCGCGGGCGGCGGCGACGCTGGTGGTTTTCCCGCCGCCGCTGGGGCCGACCAATGCGATCAGCAGGTTGAGGCTGGCTTTATGGCCGATGCGAGCGGGGAGAGTGACATGGGGGCCGGTGGCGGCCAGGACGATCCCGAGGATAGCTCCGAGGAAGGTCCAGGGTGGGAGCAGCAGCGCCTGCGCCTGTTGGTGGATATGTCGGAGCCGGTCGCTGCTGTCCCAGATGTCTTCTGGGTCGGCTTCCGGCCCGTCGGGGGGGTGGTGTCCGTCTGGTCCGTTGATTGCCCGGATGTTGGGGTTGAACCGGGGGTCGGTGTTGAATGGGCTGGCTTCGAGTTGGATGTCGACGATAGCTTGTTCATATAGGATGTTGAACTCGGCCCATTCGTCGGGGGTGAAATCACGGGGCACGGTGTCCGCCGCCGGGTTTGCCGTTGCCGGGTGTGACCAGCAACGGCCAGGGGAGGTCGAGGTTGTACGGGTCGACCGGGGTGGCCAGTTTCTCCATTGTCGCCAGTTCGCGGGCTATCCGCTGTTCGGTCAGGGACTGGCCACGTGTGACCCACGAGTCGTGTTCCAGGTCGGCTATGGTTTCTGCAGTTTCGTCTTGCAGGTGTTGCTGTACGGCTCCGGCGGCAGCGTCGTACCCGGCGCAGAAGCCTTGCGCCCAGGCGGTCAGCCATCCAGGTGGTGGGGTCTGTTCGGCCTGTTCGATCGCTTGCCGGGCCTGTTCGGCGGCTGTGGACTGTCCAGCCATGGTCACCACTGGGGAGGTTGGGTCGGGGGCTGCCAAGGTGTGGTTCCTCCGGAGGGTGGTATTGTGGTACGCTTAGGTCGCACTGGGGGTTGTTAAGGGGAAGTCGAAGGGCTGTCCTCCTGTTCTGGTTCCCGCCATCCGATGCAGGTGGTGGTCGAGCCGGGGGCAGGCGGGCCGCCCTTCGACTCTACTCCGCCCCAGTTAGCCACTCGACCGAGTGTGTTAGGCACCGCTACTACCAAACCCTGCTGTCCCTCTCGGGTGGGGGTCGAGTGTGTCGGTTTGGATGAGGGTCAGCCCGGCGGTACGGTTGTGGATGGCGATAATCTGACCGATCCGTTCACCGGCTTCGAGGTAGACGGGTTGGTTGCTGTAGTTCCATGCGCCGACGAGCAGCGGCCCGCGCCACCCGGGGTCGATAATGGAGACGGGGATGTGTAGCCGTCGTTTACGGAAGGTGCTGGATCGGCCGGTGACCATGAGGAAAATGTCGGGTGGGGTTTGGATGCCGGTGACGGTGGTGGGGATGTCTGCGAACCCGGCGGGTGGGATGACGTGGTCACCTTGGACGGTCAGGTCGATCCCGGCGTCGTCGTCGTAGGCACGTTGGGGGGGTTGGGCGGTGGGTGCGCAGAGGGTGTACCGCAGTAGGTTCCGGTTGTGGGTTTTGGCGGCGAGCCGGGCCGTGTATGCGGCGATCTGGGGGAGGGACCAGTTGTAGCTGGCGACGGTGACCAGCGGGTTGGCGTCAAGCGCAACGGAGTGGTCGTAGTGGATGACCAGGGCGGGGATGCCGAATATCCGGGTGGCTGCTTCGATCTCCGCGGGGACACCTATGCTGCGGGACCTGCAGGAGAGGTCTGCGACCAGGACGGCGGCTTGGTGGAGTGCGGTCCGGTTGACGGTTTCGACTTCGACCGCGGAGTGGCGTCCGCCGGTCCAGGCGCGCAGCGGCCGGTAGATGGCGAGGCCGGTTTTCTCGAGTTGGTGGGCGAGTTCGTCGCCGTTGCTGATGTTGCGTCCGTCCCGGGTGTCGATGGCTTCGGCGAGGTAGCATAGGCTCATGGTTGGTCCTTCCGTGGTTGTGGTTTGCGTGGTTCTTTGGGCCGGGGGGTCTGGGTCATGAGTCGGACTAGTTCCACTTCCTCGGGGTTGTAGCCGGGTCGGTCGGTGTGGGAGCTGTGCACGTAGTAGATCCGCCCGTCACTGTCGGTTGCCATGGTGTACAGCCGGTTGGTGTTGCGTCGCTGCCGCCAACCTTTCCGTGTCGTCACGGGGATGCCGACCTCGTCGCGGTATCGGGCTGAGTAATCCGGTGCCGTTTTACCGTGGAGTGGTCCGCCAACGTACAGGACCAGTCCGTTCTTGATGTAGTCGACTGGTGCGTACCGTCTGGTTAGGGCTGATTCACCGGTGCCTATCCTGACTAGTCGGTTGCGTCTCACCGCTTCGTCGAGCGCTGCTGCGACGTATCTCCGGGTGCCACGTGCTGTGCGGATTCCGTGTACAGAGATTGGCCGGTTTGCTTCTTCGACTATGCCGACGACCTTTTCGTAATCTTTGGGAAGACCGGGCCTGCCAGGAGAGCCGGATGGGCCGGGTGTACCTCCCAGTGGCTTGGGTTCAAGCGTCCTAGCCTTCCGGGCAAGGTGCTGCTCGTAGGCACGGCGTGCCCAGTCTTCGGACATCAGGTCGGTTGGCCTTCCTGATTGAGTGGGTGGTCCCGCTGGTCGGGGTGGTTGAGGTCGATCTGCCGGATGGTTGGCGCGGGCTGGTCGATGGGCCAGGTGATCCGGCAGCCGCAGGGGTGCAGCGAGAGGGTGTTGGCGGTGAGCTCCATCTTTGGCAGTCGGTCGCGGACTTCGACGAGCGGTCCGCCGGGCCAGATCCGTTCGAGGGGCCACCGTTCGGTGTAGTGCCGTTCGAGTCGGAGGCCGGTGGCTTGCCTGTTGCAGGTGGGGCAGACGGTAACCCACTGGGGTTCGCGGTCGGGCATGGTCACATCGCCGGCAGGGGAGGGGTGGCAGGTTGGTGGTCCTTGCGCAGTCCCGGTTTGCCGTAGCCGTCTCGTCCCTGCTTGTAGAACGCGGCGGCAGCTTCACCGATCCACGCTTTGCAGTCGTCGAGGGTGGGGGGGGTTTTGCCCATCCGCGGGTAGGTGTTGAAGAAGTCGGAGTCGATCTCGCGGATGGTTTCGAGGATCCGGTGGGGTTCGCGGTCGTGGAACTTCCGGTTGCGCATGTAGCCGGAGGCGATTGACTCGGCGGGGTTGGTTAGCCGGCTGGTGGTGTTCATGGCGTGTTGCAGGACAGCGACCCGCGGCTGGGCCATCGAACCGGCTGGGCGCCAGTTCTGTCCCCACCAGTCTTGCCGGGCATCTGACAGTGCCTGCCCGCCGGTTTGGAGCGGTGCGTTTGTTGACACGTTGGTCCCTTTCTAGATGTTCCGGTCGTGGAGGTCGGCTTTGACGGTTTCGATCTGGGCGGCGAGTTTCTTCACCCGCGGGTGGTCGCGGCCGAGCTGTTCAGCGAGCCGGTACAGTTCGCGGGCCATGTTGGACAAGTCGTACCTGCGGGTTAGCTCCTTCCGGTATCGCTGGGCGTCGTGGAGTTTCTCAGTCGGTCGGTCCGCGTGGCTCATCCCGCGGCCTCCCTGTGAGGGTTCTGCCCTCTTATGCGGCGGCATCCGCATCCGGAGCCGATACATTGGTCGTCGGGTGGTTTAGATCTGTTGTCGGGGTGTGCCCACCAGGGGTGTAGACAGCGTGGGCAACGGTCCCGGTCTACTTCGACGGCCATGCTCAGTCCTTCTTGCAACATCTCGGTGACGCACAGCCCACGCAGTGGCAGGGGCCTTTCGAGTCGCACATGCCGGTGCAATCGTCGGCGTCGCAGTAACCGAACCATGTCCCGTCGAGGCACCCTTGACAGTCGGGGTCGTACCACACGGTTTGCTCCCGAGCGAGACCGTCGACGTAAGTCACTTTAGTGTGTCCGCAGCCCGCTACAACTGTGCAGGCCATGGCCATCCACCGACAGCGCGGTTACGTTGCGCCATCTGGGCGTAGACGGCGGTGTCGTGGAGGGTGTCGTCGGATGGCCGCCGGCCCTCACCGACCGCGGCGGCCCACCGTGACAGTTTGCCGGCGAGGTAGAAGAAGATCCCCAGTTCGGTGGCTTCTTCGTCGTCGACGGTCCGGCCAGCGATGCGGGCTACGAGCCGGCCGACGTCGATAAGGTCGAGTGCGGCGGTATGCCGTCCGCCGTATTCGTCGATCTTCCCGGTGATGGAGGCGATGGTTTGGCTGGCATTCGCCACCCACCATTGGATGAGCTCGGCCATAGGTGGGTCGGTCGAATGTTGGCCGCCGCTGGCATTGATGTCGTCGCGGAGCAGGTCGCCCGAGGTCATATCGGAGTCGGGGTCAGGTTCGACGGTGATGTCGACAGCAGCACTGCGGGAAATGTTCCACACGCCGGGGCAGAGGTATAGATGCCCGCTGGTTTGGCCCCCATCTGGGTGGCCTTGGGTTTCGAGCCATTCGTGGGGGTTGTGCAGGTTGTGCCGGTCGCAGGGTTTATCGGTCAGATCGGGGTTGGGGTCTACGCACATGAGTGTCCTCAGTTGTTGCAGCTTCAGCGGTGGCATCAGGGGGTTCTCAGATCTACCATGGTGTTGGGGGAGGTACCTACCAGCTGGATCTGGCCGAGGCTGGCGGTGTCACGTTCGACCCGGTAGATGAACTCGATGACAGTGTCGGTAAGCTTGGCCGGGTCGGTGACGCCGGCCACCGTGGGGTCTAGCTGGTCGGTCATAGACAGTGCCAGTTTCACCTGGGGGTGAGGTCCGCCGTTGGCGTGGACTGCGGCCATGGCCAGATGTGGGTCCCAGGTCCCGACCCGGCGGGTCTTCTGGGTGACAGTGGTCTGTTCCGGTGGCAGGCCGAGCGCGTCCCAGGTAGTCTCACCCTTAAGAGGGCCAGAGTTACCGGCTACCCTGATAGGCCACACTCGGAACACCACCCAGATGGTTATGTAGGCGAGCAGGTCGATGTCGGTGGCGCCGGCCATGGCGGCGAAGTCGATAGCGCGGCAGTCCGATGAGGTGGTTTGGGGGTAGAACCTGGTATGTAACCCGAGTCCCCACCCTTGGACACCTTCGATCAGGATTTGTCTGCGTTGGCAGCGGATCAGGTCGGCGACGTCGGCGGTTTGCACCCCGGGTGGGGTCGCCACGTCGGCGATGGTTGGGGCGTTGCGGAGAATTCGGCTGGCGCGGGCCGCGCCGACCCCTTTGGCGGTGGAGCCGAGCCGAGCGGTGAGGTTCAGGGTGGCTTCGGTGTTTTTGTGGGTGTCGAGGATGACAGTGGCGGCGGGGTCGACGGTGAGCCGTTCGCGTACCTTGTGGCCAGCGTCTTCCAGGTCGTTGATTTCTTGGCTGAGGACCCCGAGGTCGACTTCGGAGCCGGCGGCGATTGCGAGCTGGGCGTGGGGGTTGACGACCGCGGCGACGGGGATGTGCCGCAGCGGCCACCGGCGGCCGTCTGTGTCGTAGACAGTGTGGCCGGCCTGCGATCCGCCGACTCGGATAGCCAGCCCGTCGTGGAACCGGTCGGGGTGGCACAGGTGGGCAGAGACTGCGCCTTTGCCGCAGGAACCGTACTGTCCACCGACTACAACTTGTAAACTCACGGTATCTCCGTTTCTAGGGATTGTTCGGCTCCGTGTGTTGAGGACATGGGGTGGTGCCGCTGGGGAGCCGAGATTCGAACTCGGATCAGCCGGACCAAAGCCGGCGGTGCTGCCGTTGCACCACTCCCCATTGTCGGTCACCCGGGGTTCCCACCCGGATCTCCCACCTTCCGCGGTGGGTGTCTTAGTTACCGGTGGCCAGACCGGCGCAGTACACCACACTGTTCCTGGCCGGCGTTAGTGTGGTCGTCTGCTTAGACCAGATCCCGTGCCCCCGGCAGGGTTCGAACCTGCGACACTCCGATTAAAAGTCGGCAGCTCTACCATCTGAGCTACGGAGGCGACGTGGGGTTAGAGCTGTGCCAGGATCTGGTCGACGGTAGGCAGTTCGTGGCGGGCATCCCACCGGGCGGTGCGGGTTTCGCCGTTGGGGAGCTTCCGGGTGAGGCTGTATTCGCCTCCAGCGTAGTGGTGGCAGATGGCATTGCCGTCACGCTGGGTATAAGTGTCGACCCGGATCTGAGTGTACCCGTGGGTGTCTCGGAGGACTGCGAGAGTTTCGACGAGGAGGGTCCTGGCGCGGTCGTGAAGGTTGGCAGCGTACATGTTCCAAGCCTAACACAAATACTCGTCGTTGTCAACTCTCCTGCCAGGCATGCTTGTCAAGGGGGCTGTCAGCATGGTATGCTTGGTGGTATGTCTCAACCCGTGACCACTCCAACGTACCAGCTGGCTGAGGTCAAACTCGGCCAGAAACTGGACGAGTTCCTGGTCGACCGCTACGACGGCAGACCCCACACACACCTCCCAAGCCAGACGGTCTTCTCAGCCGGGGAGTGTGAAGTGAAGCACCCGTATCTGCGGATCGCTTACGAGCTGACCGCGCTGACCGGGGTCGAAGTGACCCACGAGGCGGTCCGGAAGTGGTATGCCATCTTGACCGGTAAGGCCGGTCGGACGCCGGCCGACAGCCTGCGTGCTCGGACTGCGGCCTGATGGCGGGCAACAACGAAGAGGATCACCGCCAGCAGGCAATCAACTGGTTGGAGCATGCCCAGGATGTCGCCAATGATGACCATCTCCGGTCGATCCGCAATGTCCTGATCGCGCTCACTCATGCGACGTTGGCGGCCAACCAGCCGAAGCTGCCCCCTCAGCAGATCGGCTGGTGGTCCCGCGGCGAGCTGTACGCGATCAACACACAGCTCGACCGCCTGTACCAGCCGGTCCCGGTGTACGTCCACCCCGACGAGATCCCCCAGCGGGCCATCTCCCCCCCCGACCCGAACTTGGGCGATGTCCACTACTGAGACTGGCGACATCTCCACCCACTCGCCCGGAGACCTGACCAGAGATAGGAGCTCTGGCCCCATCCAACCACTGACCGCCGAGGAGACCCCCATGACTTGGCTGTTAATCGGCGCCGTGCTCTTGGTCGCGCTCGGACTGGCCTGGATCAGCGGCGACCTACCACCCGACTCCACCGAGGAGCTGAGGTGACCAACACCGACCGGGAAGCGGCCCGCCGCCGGGAGTGGCCCGCCGCGTACCGGGACGCCGCCGAGCGTCTGACCGCGACCGGACAGCCACATCTGTATGACCTGCCAACCTCGCGATGGCTGGCCCGCCGTGCCATCCAGATCGAGGCCGGCCAACTGACCCCGTGGGCCGACGCCCCGGAACCGTCCGCCGCGCCTGCCCAGCCAGCCCAGGACGCCCCAGCAGCCGCCGTCCCTACCCTGGGGACCCAAGCGGACTTGGCGTCAGTGGGTGATGTGCAAAGTGAACCGGCCGTTCCGTTGGCATCGGCGCCCACTGGCCCGGTCGTCCTGGGACGGGCGCTATTGGACCGGCACGGCACGCTGTGGCAGGACGACGCACCACTGAGGGACGGCGTTGACATGCTGAAGGCAGGCGCCACCTACGTCACTCGCTCGTACGCCGAGAAATACGGTGGTCCGTTGCGGCCAGTGCTGCTGCTGGAGGCGAAGGCGTGAGTTACGCACCGCAGTCGCTGCTTGACGCCCGCGCCTACCTGCAACCCCGCACCGGCCTGCCGTGGGTGGCACTCGGCATCGTCGGTGACGCCGTCCACCGGGGCGGGTACCACTGCGGCCGGGACCGGCTGGTCCCCGACGACTACTCGAACCGGACCGCTCGGGACCGGGCCGGCCTCACCGACGCGGCCGCCGCTTTGGACGTGGGGTGGTTCGCGCGACTGGTGGAGCTGACCACGCACCTGGTCGGCGAGGCCCGCGCCGGTCGACTGCTGGATGTGCGGGAGCTGATCGGACCCTGGTCCGACAGGCGGGCGTACCGGTGGGACCACCAGGCCGGCTGGTCGCCGGTGCGCCGAGCCGAGGGCGACTCGCATGAGACACACCTGCACATCTCATACTACCGGGACTCGGAGCGGCGGGAGAAGATCACGCCGTTTCGGGTGTTCTTCGAGGGAAGGGACTGGCTGGGCATGGCCACACTGGACCAACTCAAGACTGCGATCCGGGAGGTGCTCGGTGAAACCCCGTCGATTGGTGGGCTCGCCGGGGACACCCTGCCGGAGGGGTGGCAGGGCAGCCGGGACCGGCTGCTCGCCTACGCGGCCATGACCCCGTCACCCGTCAGCCGCGGCCGGATCGCCGCCAGCAACTGGACCCGCATCAACCCGTCCAGCGGGCTCGAATACGGAACCCTGCTTCGGCACCTGCACACCGGTGACGCGCCGTGGGTGGCCCAGATGCGGGAGCTGCTGGCGGCGGTCCTGGCCGGGGTGGACGGGTTGGACACTGCGGCCGTACTGGCGCGGGTTGACGCCCACCATGTGGAGGTGACGGCCCGGCTGGTCGAGGCGGAGACGGCTCGGGATCGGGCGGAGGCGGCGCTGGCGGGGTTGCCGGAGACGCTGGCCCCGGCGGTGCTGGCCGGGCTGCGAGAGCAGCTCGGTGAGGTAGCCGATGAGCGGCTGGTCGCCGCAGCCGAGGCCGGGGTGCGGGCTGCGCTCGGCGGACTGGACGAAGGAACACCAATCTGATAAAACTCTTGCCCTGAGGAGACAACCCCCCGTGGCTGGACCCACACCCGACGCTGCCCCCGCGCCGCCGGGAGAAACTAAACGCGAACAGATCGACGACTGGGCATACCTCGAATGGCAGGGGCAGTCAAGCGTCTACGTCCTAGTTGCCCCCGATGGGACCGAAGAACGGCTGATCCGGGTAACATCGCCGCTTGAGCCGGTCGCCAAGAACGCGCTCATCCCCTGGTCTGCCCGGCTGGCCGCCAACGCAGCATACGCCGAGCTGCCCCGGTTGGTCACGTCGATGCTGTTGCCGGGCTGCGGCCGGACTTACCACCGCTGCGAGCATGATTACACCGTCAAATGCGACAGCTGTCCCTGCCTAGATTGCCAGACCTGCATGACGCGGTTTCTCGCTGACCGGCACTTGGCGGAGACTTACCGCCGGTCAGATGAGGGAACCCGGTTTCACCGGTTCGTCAACGGGTGGATCCAGACCGGCCACTGGCCACAATACGACCCAGATCTTGCGCCGTATGTGGCGACGTTCCGGCGGTTTATCGATGACTACGACCTGGCTCCGGAGTCGTTCGAATGGTCTGAAAGTATCGTGGTGAACCGCACCCACGGGTACGCCGGTACCTGCGATGCCGGGGTATGGGTCCGGCGGAACCCGGCGAAGCCGGCGACGGTGGACCTGCTGGACCGGTTGACCAACGAAGGGATGCCGCGGACCCAGGAAGCGCTGGTCATGGGCGACTGGAAGACCCGGGAAGCCGAAGGTCGGCAGCCGTTCCGCGATATGGCGCTGCAGCTGGCTGGGTACTGCCATGCCGAATGGATGCGGCTACCAGATGGCAGCGAACTGCCGATGCCGTCGGTGCACGCGACCGCGGTGTTGCAGATCCGCCCGGATGGGCATGATGTGATCTTGACGTTGTGTGGCGAGCCGGAGTTCCGGGGGTTCCTGGGGTTCCTGCAGGGGCACCGGTGGGAGCTCGACCGTGGGGCGGCGGCGATTTCGGCGCGGACATTCAAGTATGCGTCGTCGGTGGCTCGGGAGAGAGCGCGAGATGGTGCGCGGCGTCGGGCGGCTGAGAAGAGAGCCGGCCAGGGTGGGTCTGGACCATCCATAGTGGACGTTCCAGGCGAGCTCTCCGGGACGTCTACCGTGAACACCCAGGGTGGGCCGGCGGCGAGTCCAAGGCGGGTCAGCGATCGGGTTAGGCGGTCGATATTGGGTGAGCCGTCCGAGACGCTGGAGCTGGAACCACCACCGTTCTAGATTTGACAATTGGCCTGTCAACCTGGTAGGATGACAGGCACGTGGTTTCCCCCCGGACCGGCACCAGAAAGGACAGAACCGGTGGATCTTACCCAGCTAACCTACCACGACCTTGAAACCGCCGCCTGTCACGCCCTACACATGTCGGAGATACGCCGAGAGGATGCCCGCGAACGCCGCCATGAACTCCACCGCAGGGCAGCCCGCATATTGCAGAGGCGTATCAACGCCCGCCGGCTGTGGTGGCAACGTTTGCTCGGCATCCGACCCCAAGTCAGTCAGGCGTTGGTCGAGGTCGTCGGCGACGTCAAAGCCAGCGAAGACACCACCTGGAAGCTTGCCGTCGCCGACGAACGGTGGTACGGTGCCCAAGCGGTCGAATATGCCGCAGTGGCCAACCTCAAGAAAGCCGAAGGTGACAGATAGTGGCTATCCGGGACTTGCAACGTCGCCTGACTGAAGTTGGCCGGATCAGGCTTGGACCATCGATGGCCGGCCGGGACAGGCCGGGCAAACTGGCCACTTTCCGGTTCACATCCCGCCACGAACACCTAATCACCGAGATCGCCGCATTGTATGGTGGCGAGGCTAAACCCTGGCAGTCGCCGAACGGGGCACAGCTCGAAGTGATCACCGCCACGGACACTGTCCCCGTCTATGTCCCACCACAACGGGTCGACCCGTGGTACGAACAGTGGGGGAAGGGTGTCTGCACCCGCCGATGCGACGGCGAACGGGACATCGTCCACGACTCGCCGTGTGATTGTGACCCCGAAGAACGTTCCTGTAAGCCGGTGGTCCGGTTGAACGTCATGCTCGCCGACGTCCAAGGTCTCGGTGTGTGGCGCCTGGAGACCCACGGGATGAACGCGATCTCCGAGCTGGCGATGCTGGCAGAGTTACTCAGTCGGGTGTCGATGCCGTTGCCAGCGAGGCTGGTATTGCGGACCGAGACCCGGAAGTTCTTCAACCGGGAGAAGCAGAAAGTCGAGAAACGAGAGTTCCCGGTGCCGTCGTTGCTGTTCGACCAAGTGACGGCACGGCAGGTCCAGATCGGCGGGGACGCTCTGACCCAGGCTGTCACGGGTGGGGTGGGTGCCCAAACAGCGATCGGGTCGTCTCAGGCTGCCCCCGGCCCGGCGGCGGTGGCCGCGACCCCTGCCCTGCCGCCAGCGACCGGGCCGGTCACCGTTGACCAGTACCGGGCCACCGTCCGGCTTACCCCCAATGAAGTGATGGGCCAGATCGCGTCAGCGACCGACCCGGAGCAGATCAAGGCGTTGTGGACCCGGCTATCGGCGGAGAAGGTCTCGTTCGGGCCGGAGATCGACCGCGGGTTGAAAGACCGGATGGTCCAGAAAGCACAACAATTGTCGACACAGATCCGAGCACGGCAGGCTGCGGAAGCCGCCCGGCAGCAGACACCGGTCACCGCATACCGTGAAGGGACAGAGGGAGCAGAAACTGTCGCGGTCTTGCCACCGATGGGTCGCGACCCGTGGGATTATGTTCCCCAACCGGCAGCGGACCCGTGGCCGGCGGAACCAGTCACCCCACCAGCCACAGCGGACCCTATCGACCAGGGTGCCCAACCGGACCCGTGGGCTGCCGGGCTGCCGCCGCAGACCGCCGAAGACCCGTGGCCGGACCCGGCCGCTCCCGGGGCCGCGGAACCGCCCCCAGAAATATCGGGGTCCCCGGATGCCAACCAGCCCGCGGCGGTGGCTCCGGAGCCCAGCGGGACCCCACAACAGCCACCACCCGACAAGACCGCAGTGTGGATGTCCATCATGGGGTTGGCTGGGCAGATGCGGTGGAGTTCGGGGGAGCTGTCCGACCAGATGTTCGCACAGACCGGGGTGCGCACGCCAGCTGACGCGACGGTCGAGCAGCTCGTCCAGTTCCGCAGTTTCCTCCAGACGTACGGGGAGCAGGCATGAGCTCCCCAGCAGCAGCGGGCATTCCATGTCCCGCAACGGGCATCTCATACCCTGTTGCTGTTGGGGTTGAACCACCACCAACCGAGGACGGGCAACCGATACCCCGCAACGGGCATGATACCCCGCCCCCGGCGGCAACGTGACAGGTTGGCATAAAAAAGCGATGTGCGGGTTCGACCTCGAGAGTACGGGGGTGGACGTGGAGCAGGACCGGATCGTCACCGCCGCGGTCGTCCTGACCGGCGCTGCCCCCGCCGAGTGGGAATGGCTGGTCAACCCCGGCATCCCCATCCCACCCGGCGCGACCGCGGTTCATGGCGTGACCGACCAGATGGCCCAACTGTCTGGGCAGCCTGCGCTGGAAGCAATCGACCAGATCACCAACTACCTGTCGGTCGCGCTGTCGCTGGACATCCCAATCATCTGCGCCAATGCTGCGTTCGACCTGACTCTCCTCGACCGCGAATGCCGCCGGTGGATGCTCCCCACCCTCGAGGACCGCGCGGAACGAGTCGCACCGGTGGTTGACGTGCAGGTCCTGGACCGACAGCTCGACCAGTACCGCAAGGGTAAGCGGACACTGGTGGCGCTGTGTGAGCACTACGGGGTGCGGATCGACAACGCCCACGACGCCACCGCAGACGCGAAGGCAGCGCTGCGGGTCGCGTGGAAGATCTGTCAGACCTCGAACGCGATCGCCCAACACGACCCGCATGACCTGCACCACAAGCAGGTCGAGTGGCGGTACCGACAGCAACGGTCACTGGCCGGGTATTTCCGCAAGCAGGGGAAACACAAAGAAGCCGAGACAGTCAACCCAGTGTGGCCGGTGATCCCGAAGGAGCTATCGCCATGAAACAGATCGTCGGGCTGGACATTGCACTGACCGCAACTGGGATCGCCCACGGGCGGACCTGCAAGACGCTCGGCCGGGATGGGATCACCAAACTGCCGTTCCACCAGCGGATGGTGACCTTGCAGATGTTGGCCTGGTTGATCATCGAGGAGATCCCACCAGCTGAGGATGAGGATGAGCCGGGGTTGGCTGTGGTGGAGCTCCCCAATATGGCGATGGCAGCCGGCGGGCAACTCGAACGGTCAATCTTGTGGTGGGAAGTAATCCGCAACCTCAGCCTCAACAACTACGAAGTGGCCTGTCCGACCCAGTCGCAGCGGTTGAAGTTCCTGACCGGCAAGGGCAGCGGGACCAAAGGGACCGTGATCGAGCAGGTCACCCGCCGGTGGCCCGAATATGAACTCGGCGGCGACGACAACCGTGCCGACGCGGTAGTGTACTACAAGATGGGTGTAGCTCAGCTCGGGGGAGATGTCGGGCTCCCACAGTCGTATTTGACAGTCTTGGACAAGGTCGAATGGCCCGAAGGCATTTAGTATTGGAGAACTAACAATGGCTCGCTTCTGGTATGACACCGAGTTCATCGAAGATGGCCGGACGATCGAGCTGATCTCGATCGGGATCGTAGCCGACGATGGGGGCCGCGAATACTATGCGGTCAACGCTGATGCTCCCTGGGACCGGATCAAAAGCAACGATTGGCTGGTTCGGAACGTCCTGCCGTCGCTGCCGATGACCGGCACCACCAGCTTACAGAGATACCGCGAGAGCCACCCGAACGTCCACCCTCGTCCGTCGATAAGCATGGTCTCGGTTGACCGGTCGGACAGTAACGTCAAACCACATTGGGTGATCGCCAATGAAGTCCGCGATTTCCTCACCGCGGACGAGGCAGACCGCGACCAGAACGAGCTGTGGGCATACTACGGTGGTTACGACCATGTCGTGTTGTGTCAGCTGTGGGGGTCGATGCGGATGCTCCCAGGCACGGTGCCGATGTGGACCAACGACCTGATGCAGCTGTGGCAGGCAGCCGGCGAACCGAAGATGCCACCGCAACCCCCGAGTCTACACAACGCCCTGGCCGATGCCAGGTGGAACCGCCAGCTATGGGAGATCTGCCATGCCTGAAACCGTGACCACCCTGTACACCTGCAGCAACGGCCATTGGGCGTTGGTGTTGAAACCACCCGGGTTGGTCTGTCCGCCGCAGCTGGTGTTGCATAAGCCGATGGTCGGGCCGGTCACGCTGTACCATTGTGGTGAGGTGGCCGACAAGCCGGGTCCGTGGCAACAGGTGCTTCAGCTGCTGGTGAACCCGGCCGCCGCCCGGGTGTTGGACGCGGCGCAGCGGTGGGTGCTCTGTTGGGACACTGATCTGTTCAGTCCCGCTATGGCAGTTGCCAAGGCTAACCTGGCCGCCGCCGTGGACGCGCTCGGGGACACCACCCCGGATCCGGAGACCGAGGCCGAGATGGACGCCACAGCCAGATGGGAGTCCAAAATCCGCGCCCAGCATCCCGACATGAGCCCTCCTGCCGTCCGGCGCGGGGCTCATGCAGCACGGGTGCTATTCGGCGCCCCCATGGACGCGCTCGGTGAGCCAACCGGGGGGCAGTCTGGGTGAACAGCGCCGTAGCAGTCGAGGTATCCGGGGTGTCCTACCGACAGCTGCAATACTGGGCCAGCCGTGGGTACCTACGGCCACGACAGCAGACCGGCCAGGGGTCAGGGCATGAGTTCGATTGGTCCGCGGAGGAGGTCGCTACCGCCCAACTCATGGGCCAGCTGGTCGGCCACGGCTTCACTCCCCGCCTGGCTGCCCGGGTTGCCCGCGCCCAAGTAAGCGGGGGGTTGGGGACAGTTTTGGAGCTTCCCGACGGCATGTACGTGATGGTCAAGGTTGAGCCGGTAGGATGGCTCACGAGCAGGAAGGAACCCACCGATGTCCACCGATAAACAGGCTGAGCTGGACGAAACCCAGATCCGGCCGTTCGCGGCGGTCTTGCAGGAGCTGCACAGGGGCAGTATCCATGGCGAACTGTCCGAGCTGCTCCATGACCTGGTCGCAGCAGTTCGCGACACTGGGAAGAAAGGCACTTTGACGTTGAAGTTAGACGTCAAGCCGATCAAACCCGGGCAGGTCGACACCCTCGAAGTGACGGCTGCGGTCACCGCCAACCCGCCGCGGGCCGACACCCCGACCACGGTGTTCTTCACCGACCAGACCGGCAACCTCACCCGGGAAGATCCGGACCGGGCCAACCAACTGCCGCTACGTGAGATTATGGGCGGCCGACAAGAAGGGGCAGCATGACCAACCTCGACGGCAGTGCCATCCAGTCGATCGCCGGGCTGACTCGGGCCGGGACAAACCCGATCCCGCTCGACCCTGGCACGATCTACCTGGTCCACCACAGCGACGGGTCGACCCGGCTGGTCGACCTGACCGATGACAAGTACCTCGACATGCCCCGGCGTAAGCGGGGGCAGTATGCGGTCACCGACGTGGCCGGGTTCGCCCACTACTTCGAGAAGCACTCCGACCCGGCCACGGAGCTGTACGCGGACCGTCGCCGGTTGACAGTGACCGCGGTGTTAGACGCGCACCTGATCAACGGCCCGCGGTGGGAGCAGCACACCCTCGAGATGAAGCTGCAATATTCGGAAGCGATGGCTGCCTGGATGCAGATCAACAACCAGCTGATGTCTCAGGGGGAGTTCGCCGAGCACATCGAGGAGTGGCGCCAGACCATCCAAGAGCCAGCAGCTGCCGAGGTGTACGAACTGGTGCAGTCGTTCCACGCGACCACCAAGGTCGATTTCAAGTCCGGACTGGTCCTGGCGACCGGGCAGCGGCAGCTCGTCTACACCGAGAACATCCAAGCGGCTGGTGGGACGAAGGGCAACCTGACGATCCCGGAGAAGCTGCAATTGGCGGTGCCGGTGTTCCGGCGGGCGGAGGTTGCCGATTCGGTGACCGCCCGCCTGCGGTACCAGATCCGGGAGGGACAGCTGTCGATGGGAGTGAAACTGACCGCAGTCGAGGAAGTGATCGACGGGGCGTTCGACGCGGTCATCCGGCAGATCGGCGAGGCCACCGGTATGACGGTGGTGTACTCCGGGTAATGGTCGACCCGGAACTCAAGAAGCGGATCATCGCCGAGTTGGATCAAGCCATCTCGGCGGTGCTCCGCACCCACGGTGATATGACCACCAAGTGGGTCCTGCTCGCTGAGGTCATCCAGGCAGATGACGGTCGGCGGATGGTATGGACCCTGGTTGCGCCCGATGTCATGGCGTGGGATTCACTCGGGATGCTCTCATATGCGACACAATGCGAGCAGGCCGAGACGACGGCAGCCGAACTGAGATCAGAGGAGTAGAAGGAATGGTCGACACCCCAACGGGTGTGTTCGGGTGGGCAGCTGACGAAGGTGGCTGCTTCCATTACCGGGTCAAGCTGCCGCTGGACCAGCTGCGCCACCACGGATATCCGGCGGAGTACGCTCAGAAACTGGGCGACCATCGGAACACCCACCTGGTGATCGTTGGGCAGCGGATCGGCAAAACCGGCCCGGCGATCATGTGGCAACATTTGGCACGCCGCCGCCGGAATATGCTGGTGTATGAGGTCGATGACGACGTGTTCAACATCGACCCGTCTTCGGAGCGGCCATACTACTTCTACAGCCACCCGGAAACCGTCGACGTGATGGAAGGTTGCCTCAGGGTGGCCGACCGGGTGACGGTGTCAACCGAGCCGTTGGCTGAACAGATACGCCGGTACAACTCGGATGTGGTGGTTCTGCCGAACTACATTGACCAGGAGGTGTTCACCCTGCCGGGGGTGCCGCTGGACATCCGGGGCCGGGATGAGAAGTCGATCGAGTGGCCTGATATGGTCACGGTCGGGTACACTTCCAGCCCGACCCACGACCGGGATTTCAACCTGGTCCGGGACCAGCTGGTCCTGTTGGGGCAGCGGCAACGGAACCTGCTGTACGTGTTCCTCGGCACCAGCTACAACCTGCCGGTCCCGTGTGCGTCGATTGAGTGGATTCCCGACCTGACCACGTACTACCAGCACCTGTCGTTCGACATTGGGATCGCCCCGTTGACCAGGACGACGTTCAACAACTCGAAGTCGTACATCAAGGCGTTGGAGTACGCCGCCCGGGGGATCCCGGTGGTGGCGTCGGACGAACCGCCCTACCGGGAGTTCGTACAGCATGGGGTGACCGGTTATCTAGCGAAACAGCCATATCAGTTCGGACGGTATCTGCGGGACCTGGTCAACGACCGGCCGATGCGGGAGGCAATGGGTCGTGACGCGCGGAAGCTGGCCGAGCAGTACACGATCCAGCAGCATTGGTCGCAGTGGGTGGCAGCCTACGGTTTGGGGGCCACATGAGCGGGATCTTGGTGACAGGTGCGGACGGTTTCATCGGCAGGCACCTGCGTAGGCGGCTGTCCGCAGACCATGAGGCTATCGGGATCGACAAGATCACCGGCGTGTCGACCGCGGACTGGCCGGAGCTCGAACGGGTGATCTTGCGGCGCCATCCAGCGCTCATCGTACACCTGGGTGCGAACTGTTCCTCGCAGCGGTCCCTGAGGAACCCGGCCAGCGATTTCCTAGACAACACCGTGGGAACGTTCAACGTCTGCGAAGCAGCCCGCCTTTGGGAACTGCCCGTGGTCTACACTTCCACAATGAAGGTTACTCCCGGCGAGGATCGCTTAATCACCCCCTACGGGATGTCCAAACTGGTCGGTGAGTTGTACCTGCAGATGTATGCCGAGTTGTACGGCGTGCGTTGTGTGGTGAACCGGCCGTCCAGCGTCTACGGGCCAGGACAGGACGGGACCGCAGATGGCGGGTGGGTTACCCACTTCATCCGCTGCGCCGTGGCCGGGAAACAGATCGACCTGTGGGTCGACCCGTCTAACAGCCGGGATGTCTTGTATGTAGATGACTATGTGGATCTGTTGATCGACCAGGTAGAGCATTTCGACGCGTACAAAGGTAACACCTACAACGTCGGCGGTGGGCCGGACAACGAACTAACTATCCAGCAGCTGCTAAACCATCTGCGATACCACAACACCCGCCGGGTGGCCGGCATCCCGGGAGACATCTCCCGGGTGGTCAACGACAACCGAACTGTCCACGCGGTCCGCGGCTGGACACCACGGGTCAGGTGGGAAGAGGGGGTCCACCGGACCATGGGGTGGGTCAGGAGCGTTAAGTGACAGCATATGTGGTAGTGCCTAACCATCTACCCCATCTGCGGTTCCTGGGGGTGTGGGATACGGAGTTCCACCGTGACCGGGATGTCCGGGTGATTGTGGTCCAGGACACCGGGCCACTGCCCGGGGAAGATTTGGACAAACTCAGTGGGAGGGGAATGGAGATCCTCGCCTACGACCGGGCAGCAATCGAGCGAGAGCTCGGCGATCTGTCATGGATTGTCCCGTCGAACAGCTCGGCGTGTCGGTCGTTCGGCTATTACATAGCGGGGCAGATGGCCGATGTGGGTGACATCGTCCTGACGTTGGACAACGACTGCTACCCGGAATCCATGGTCCCCTATTGGATCGCCGGCCACCGGCAGGCGTTGGCCAACCACGCCACCACCGAGTGGGTTGACACCTTCTCCGGCGGACCACCTGCACGCGGGTTCCCTTACCGGATCCGGGGAATACATGAGACCTGGCTGAGCCACGGGTTGTGGTCCGGGGTTCCCGACCTGGACGCCCCCACCTGGTTACATTATCCCGACCTGCGGCTACCACCTACACCCGCGGGCACAACCCAAGCCATCCCCCGGGGGGTGTTCTTCCCCATGTGCGGGATGAACCTTGCGTGGCGGCCCGCGCTCACCCCCGCACTGTATTTCGGCCTGTTCGGGCCGGCCTACGGGTTCGACCAGTTCGATGATATCTGGGCTGGTGTCCTGGTCAAGAAGGTCTGCGACCATCTCGGTTACGCGGTCCGGTCCGGCGCGCCGTCAGTGCGCCATCGGAAGCAGTCCGACGTATACGTCAACCTGTTGAAGCAGACACCAGGGATGGAGATGAACGAGCACCTATGGCAAGCGGTAGCGGATATCACCCTGCGGCCGGTTAATCCGGGCAGCAATGCCGTAGCCGACTGCTACACCGAACTGGTCAGTCAACTCCCCGACCACCTACCAGGTTGCCCGCGGGTCCCCGACAGCAACCCCCGCCACCCCGGGCAACCGTGGTTGGTCATATTTAAGGAGGCCGCGACCGCATGGGCCAAGCTGTTCAGGTAGTTATCCCGACCTACCGCCGGCCAGATTCGCTGCTGAGGGTCCTCGACGAGCTGTGGGGCACACCTGGGGCCATACCAGTGGTGGTGCGCCACACCGCCGACCCGGCCACACACCATGCCCTGTCTCAAGTGGGTGTGGCCGGGTCGTTGGCGGTGGTTCTAGATACGACGGTCGAACCGTCCGGGGTGACCGCCACCAATCTCGGGTTTGCCGTCACCACCACCGAGTGGGTGGTGGTCGGCCAGGACGATATCCGGTACCACCCCGGGTGGTTGGCTGCTGCGTTGGATTGCGCCAACCGGACCGGCGCCGAAGTGATCGGTTTGAACGACCTGCTGCGGCCACCAGAAACCGAATGGTCGGTGACGTGGCTGGTCCACCGGCCCTACGCCGTGCAGCATGGGCTGTCTGTCGGGTACCCCGGGATGGTGTTCCACCCTGGGTACCGTAAGAACTACGCGGACAACGAGCTGAACGAGACAGCCAAACACCGGCGGGTGTGGGCGTACGCTGCGGACGCGGTCACCGAACACCTGCACCCGACTGTGCGGAAATCCCCCAGCGACCGTACCTACACCGACAACGAACGGTGGCACGACGCCGACCGTGCCCTGTACCGGGCTAGGAAACACCTGTGGAGCTGAGTATCCTGATACCGACGGTCAGTTCCCGCCGGTCGTTGCTGTCGCGGCTGCTGTGGACGCTCGAACCGCAGGTCCAGGTGTTCGCCGGCCAGGTCGAGGTGTTGGTCCATGCTGACGACCGGGTGGGTGTGGGCACGAAATGCAACGAGATGTTCCACACTGCCCGGGGCCGGTTCGTGGTCTCGGTCGACGACGACGATCTGGTCACCCCGGACTATGTCAGCGCCGTGATGGCGGGTATCTGGCGGCAGGCCGTTCCCGACTTCGTCGGCTACCGGATCCTGTACACCCGCGACGGGGTATACCAAGCTGAGATAATCCACGACCCGGCCCGCGGGCAGAACCACTCCGGGACTTGGCTGCGGCATATCAGCTTGAAATGCCCGATCCGCAGGGATCTGGTGTTGTCGGCCCCCCAGTTCACCGACCAGCCCGGGGGAGATTTCCGGTGGTTGGAGGGTCTGATCCGGGTACACCCGGTGTGGGATACGGTATACATCGACCGGTGCCTGTACTACTATGACTTCTGGGATGGGCATACACTCGGGCCGACACCGGGGTCTGCCGCGCCACAGCGAGATGTCGGCTTGTACCCGTACGATACGGCCCTGTTCAGGTGGTTGGGGCGTTCTTAGGAGGCAGGCAGTTGTTCGTCTACGTGGCGACAGAAGAAGCAACACTCAACCTCGGATTGGGGGTGGCTAGGGACACGAAGTATATCGGGGTGGCGTACACCCTGGCTGCCGCAGTGCAGGCATGTGAGGACACGTTGGAGTACGGACACCGGTGGCCCGCCGACGCGCGGCCACCAGCCGGGGCGACGTTGAAACCAGGTGAGACGTGGGCGTGTTACCACCCGGACCGGTTGAACGTGCAATTCCGGGTCCGCAGCGTAGCTGTCGTAGGGGAGGGTCCAGGTGGTGTTTAACCGGTCGGTGACGGTGATCATCCCGACCATCCCCGGGCGGGAGGATCTACTGCGGGCAGCCACCCAGTCGGTGCTGGACCAGACCGAATGGGTGGCACATCCGGAGCAGGCGTTCCCCGGGTACGTGATGCAGCTCGACCGGGACCGCGAAGGTGCCACCACCACCCGGAACAAGGCGTTGCAGCGGGTGACCACCGAATGGGTCGCATTCCTGGACGACGACGATATCCTATACCCGGACCACCTCCAGGCTTGTCTGGACGCAGCCGAACAGACCGGCGCCGACTTAGTGTACCCGTACCCGGATTTCGCCGGCCAACGTGACCCGCTGGCCACCCTGCAGAACGGCAGGGTGGTATCGCCGTTCGGCGTCCCGTTCGGCCCGGAACAAGAGTGGTGGCTACGCCACCGCGGCGGGTTCATCCCCGTGACCCATGTGGTCAGGCGGGAGCTGGTCACCAGGGTCGGCGGGTTCCCCCAACCAGGGCGATTTAGGGCCTCACCTGGGAATATCAGCAGCGACTGTGAAGATTTCGGGCTTCTGCTGCATCTGCTTGACGCCGGGGCACAGTTCCACCACCTGCCTGAACGGACCTGGTTGTACCGGCTGCACGACGCCAACACCGGCGGCCGGCCACCCGCGGCGGTCGTCGCATGAACAGCACCACGCTGACCTGCCAGACGTTCGGATGCGCCAGCCGGCTCATCCTGTCGCCGGCCGTCGCGGTCCGGACCATCCATGACCTTGGCACTGCCGCCGGGTGGAAGGTCCCCATCTGGGGACCAGCAGTTGTGGCCCGGGTGTGGGGGTTGTGCCAACGGTGCCAAGCCTACGGCGGTAGGGTCGGTGCGGTGGTCGACCCGCCAACACTGACCACCCCCCCGGGGATCTCCCGGGGGGGTGGGGGCGTGGCTGGCTAGAACGCCAGTGTGCGGGCGAACCCCACCAGCCGGGCGGCTTCCTTCTCAGTCAGGTCGACTGGCAAGGTCAACCGGACCATCAGGTCCGGCCGCAACGGGAAATCGTACACCACCATCCGGGTCTCGGATGTCCCGGCCGCCGGTGCCTGCCGCCCCGGTGGGGTCGCGGACCGGTTCCGTTTGGCCGCCGTCGGTTTCGGAGCAGCCGGCGCGGGCTCGGGTGCCTCCTGCTCGGCTGCGGCTTTCTTCTGCCTCCGGGTGTGGTTGGCTTGGTGTCCCCGGGCCGAAAGCACGCTATTGCGGGTGTCACCGCAGGAGGTGCACTGGTAGACGGTCGACCCGTCCTCCAGTTGCACCTGTTCGGTGTCCCGCAGCGGACCGGACGCCAACACGGTGGCCAGGATAGCCGGTTGACGGTTGATCACCGCCTGCCCGTCCACCCGGTCACCGCCACCCAACACCAACGGTGGCTGTTGTGGTTCGGCTGCTGGTTTCGTCTCCATCATCCGCTCGGCGGTTTTGAGACCATATCTGTTGGCGAGTCTCTCGTTCACCAGGGCAGATGATTTGCTGCCCGTCCCACCCAGGGTGAAAGTCTGACCCGCGTGGTTGAACACCTTGTAGTGGCCGTTGCTGGTCTGGTCGACCCGCCAGCCGACAGCCCGGCACCGGTCTACCAGGTGCTGCAGGCTGGTCTTCCTGTTGGCCATGGGGGTTGCTCCTTCCTGGTCTCCGTGTGGAGATCGGAAACGCCCACCCCCCAACCTGCGGGGGGTGGGCCATCCGACCTACGCGGCCACCAGCTCCATCGCGCGGACCGCGTCGGCTTCCAGCTCGGACGCCGCGTCGGCGTCATCTACTGCCTGTGCCAGCGAGGTCATCGCGTTCAGGACACCACCGGCGGTCATCTGCCCGCCGCGGATGAAGTGCGCCAGGATGTCAGCCTGCCGGTCCTCGGTGTACCGCAGCTTCTTGGAGATGAACTCGACGGCCTTCGCCGGGTCCCCAACTGGAGTGTCGGCCTTGGCCTCCAGCTGCTGGATCTTCTTGGTGACGTAGTCGACGTCCAGGAAAGTCCGGACCGCGTCTCGCGCCTGCAATGTCACCACGTCCAGGTTCTTCTGCTGGGTGTCGTCACCCCACTTGATGACCCCGGCGTCCAGCTTCGCCCCGAGGTGCTGCCGCGCGAACGCATCCATCGGGAAGGTGAGCCCGTTACGGCAGATCCGGACAACGATCCGCGGGACGATCTGGAACCTACCCCGGCCGACTTCCGAGTTGGAGATCTCAAACCCACCGAACACGATCGGCTCGGTCCCCGGCTTGTACCCCTGCCCCTCAGCGTCAGCCACCCGCATCCACCGGGCGACGTTCTCGTCGCGGATCGGGCCATTGTTCTCCGGCACCCAGTCACCGGCCCGGACGATCCCGCCGCCGTTGTCGAACGGCGACCGGTAACGCTCCAGCAGCTTCGGTGCCCACGCCACGACCTCATCCGACCAGACCCTGACCCGCATCCGGGTCTCGGTCAGGTCACATGCCTCGATCTTCACCGGGGCGCCGGCCTGCTTCACGCCGTCCAGGGCGGCCATCAGCACGTCCAGGTTGTCGATCGGCCGGTACGAGTCCGTGAGGAACGCCCGCGCGATCCCCGGGCCGCCACCGTCGCCGCGGAAGGTCCGGACCAGGTACTTCCGGCCTTCCTGTGCCGCGTCCTTGAGCCAGCCGTTGACGTTCTTACCGAGCAGTTCGACGTGGTCGCGGCGCATCCGGTTGTAATACCCGGGTGGGATGCCGAGCCGGTCGGCCAGCCCGCTGTCGCAGACCGCGGTCGGGGTGTAGTTGCCGTCGACGGGGGTGACCCCGTCTTCGGTCAGTTCGGCCTCGACGCCGCGGAGAGTGAGGTTCCCGTCGGTCATCTCGATCCCGATTGCGGGGACGACGACGTCCAGCTTCCGGGCGTGCTCGTCGCGGAGCAGTTCGGCGAGCTGCTCAAGGGTTGCGTTCCGTGCTCCCATGATTCCTCCTCTGGGGGGTCGGTCAGGGTGTCTGGCCGATCCGGCGCGGGGGCGGGGGTTGCCCGTCCCCGACCGGACTGGTCAGCAGCCGTACCAACTGGGGTCGGTCCCGTACCGCTGCGCGTTCCGGGTGGCTGCCTGGTCGCGGGCTGCCTCGATGTTGGGGTGCGGGCGGACGTGGGTGTCTTCCGAGTGGCGGGTGTAGACCGCCCGGCCGCGCTTCCGCATCAGTTCTGCGGTGGCCCCGATGACCAGCTCCTGCAGCTCGTCGTAGGTCAGTGCCACGATGGTGGTGCGGGTCTGCTTGGCGTTGGTCTGTTCGCGGACCTTAAGATGTACTTCGGCGTCGGGACGCCAGGTCACCTCTTCGTATTCGAACGTTCGTTCCATGGCTTGTCTCCTTCCGGGGGTCTGGCCGATCCGGCGTGGGGGCGGGTTACCCGCCCCCCACCGGACTGGTCAGCTGCGGCTGGTGATGCACTCGCCACGCTTGGCCATCAAAATCGCGTGGGCTTGGATGATCAGCTCCTGCAGCTCGTCCAGGGTGAGCGCCACGGTCTCGGTCTCGGACTTCTTCGAGTCATAGACCCGGGTGAACCCGATCAGAACGTCGTCTTCGCGCCAGCTCTGCGCGTCCTCGATCTTGATCTGCTTCGGGGTCCGGCCGTCGTCGGGGGCAGCATCGAGGGCGTTCAACGCGGCCTCGATCGCCTCGTCGCTGGCCTCTAGGACCAGCCGGTAGGCGCCGTAGTTGCCGTCGCCGATGTCCAGCAGCGAATCCACGGACAGGACGTTCCGGGCGTGGTCGATGGCCTCGCGGGGGGTGGGGTTGGTGTCTCCGGCCCAGCCGTTGGTCTGGTCGATGAACACGGTCCGGATTGCCTGGTTGAGGTTCACGGTTCCTCCTCTGGGGGTCCGGGGCGGGGCGCCCCTTCTACGTCCAAGTCTACCCCCCTGCTGCGTCCCTGGCAAGTCGGGTGGCAGTGCCGTTGTATGACTTTGGTCACACACTACTGGGCGATTCTGTCGACCAGATCACCAGTGGTCGGGTCGTAACCCTGACCGCACATCTCGCACCGCAGCATGCTCAGCCATATGCCGCAACGCCTCCTCCAGTAACCATAGACACAACGGGTCCCGTCCCGGGACGGGTCATGGTTGTCGTGGATCACACCGTCGATCACGGCCGTGATGTGCTTACTCACCGAGACAATCAGCCGGCCTTCCGGCAACTCGTCCGCCCGCAGATGCACAGTACAGCCCGCACCGATCTGCATCGTCGGTGTCCACTCGTAATCCAGCTCGGCCAGGTATCGGCGGATCGTCCGGGTTTTGACACCAGTCCGGGAGCTCGACCGACGGCGGCCCGGCCCGGGTCGTTCCCGGGTCGCCTGCACGTTCAGTTGGTCATACACCTGCTGGTAGGGCAAGCCGGTGACGATCGCGATCGACCGGCAGGCACAGTCACTGGCCGAATAGCCGCGGTAGCCGGCGGCAGTCCGGCCACCGTCGTTGTAGACCCAGCCCATCAAAGCATCCTTTCCTCGGTCAACGCGCCCCGCTCGAACACCAACCGCGACCAGGACCGAACCGCGATCACACCCGGCTCGACATCTAGCTGCACCCACATGTCCAGCCCATATTGAGTGGCCAACTGCCACCGGCTGCCATCCGTGCCACGCAGCACCACATCGGAGGCAGCGGGCGGGTCGGGGATGCCATAAGTCGTCACGATTCCTCCTGGGTTTGGCCGGTCGGACGTGGGGCCAGCGGGGGGCTGGTCCCCATCCGACTGGTCAGATCCACTCTTTCGCGGCCCACCCGATTGCCACAGCGCCATCGTGTTGCAGGCAGCCGAGCTGTTCACCTTCGGCGATGTACACCGTTCCGTCGAGAGTCACGCCCACCTGGGCGGTCTCGTACTCGAACGGTTCGAACGGCCAGTGCGGCTGGTGGGCGATCAGGATAGTCTGGTGGCCGCCGTGTTCATCGCGGGCGTCTTCGAGGGTTTCGATCATTTCGTCGATGGTCATTTCGGACCTCCACAGTGGGTGTTGATGCAGGTGACTGGGGTGGTAACCCAGCGATAGCGCCGTTCGTTCTGAACGGTCATCACGCCGGCTTGGTAGGCACCTCTGGCACAGGCGGGGAGTTTGCGCCCATTGGGGTGTGGCTGGTGGGTCCTGCCGCCTTTGTGGAGCTGGACGTTCATCATGTCAGACCTTCCGGAACCGGTAAACTCGCTCGAAGTCGTAGCCGGCGGCCTGGGCTGCGTGGTGCTCGCACAGCTCTGTTTGTAGCGTGGCCGGTTCGCCGGGGGCCGGCCAGGGGTTCTCGGACTTGGCCAAGTGGGTGGCCGGGCGGCGGCAGCGGACGTAAACGACCGGGGCGAACTCGTCGCCGGCCGGGCCACCGGGGCAACCGTACCGGTCGGTCTCTTCGCAGCGGATCTTGGCGGCTGGGCGGCGGCGGCGGGCTGTCCTGGCCATCTGATGCCTCCTGGGGGTTCGGGGGCCGGTGGCCCCGCTTAACTCCAGCATAACATGTGCGCCAGGACGTGGCAACCTCCCTGGCAGCACCCCTGTGTGGCATTGGCCACACCAACCCCAGGTGATAGAATGGCCCGTGCCCAGACGCCGCCGTCGCACCACCCCGCCCCTCCCGAAGTATGTCGCCAACGACTTCGAACGCTCCGTCCTACGCGCCGTCGTCATCGCCAAGGCACAGGCGTCTTTCCGCAATCGCACCCTCCGTGGACGCATCATCATCAACCGGTTGCTGACACACTAGTTGACAGTCCCCCCGTCCATGTGTTTTACTCGGGGGTAGCGCTGGCCCCCCAACCGGTATCAACCCCCCAAGGGGGCCAGCTGCTAGAACCCCTCCCTCAGCAAGGAGATCGGAGATGCCCCAACCAGACCAGTCGGTCGAACCCAGCGGCTCGCGGCGGAAAGAAACCTACGAACGACTCGCCACCGTCGTCGACCAACTCCCCAAAGGATATGCAGAGCTCCTATCGCTGGTGCTCAACGGGCTGACCCGCATGGACGAAGACACTCGCGCCGGAGCTATCCAATGGATGCGCGATGCCGGCTGGTACCGACCATGACCAGCAACACCACCGGCAACCCCATCGTCGACGACCTGGTCACCCAACTCCGCCAACGCCGCCGCGATCTCGGCATCGGCCAACGCACCCTTGCCGAACTCACCGGTATCAGCCACGCCCACATCTCCCGGATTGAAGGCGGCCACGTCACCCCCCTACTGTCCACCCTTACCCGGATCACCGAAGCCCTAGATGCCAAACTCCAATGCCAGATCATCCCCAATCAACACCCAGAAGGTAGCCACTAATGGACCTGTCACTCATGAACCCCGTGTTGCTCGGCATCGGCGGCTGGGGCATATCCACTTTGGCCATCCTGGGGGTCGTCATCTTGTGCTGCCGCGAGCAGACCAGCTACTGGAAACAACGCGCCCTGGTCGCGGAGCAGGTCAACCGCCGGCTGTCCCGGACTCGCCGGCCAGTCGAACAGGTCGAAGACAACACCCAACGGACCGGGCAGACCACACTGATCATGAGGATGCCCGGATACGACCAAATATGCCGCGAATTCGCAGACACCCAACACCAACGTGCCACCGCTCCATTCCGGACGGGAGTAGGATGAACGCCGCCGACACTGACCCAACCGTGTTTGTGATCTGCTGGACCGCGATAATCCTCAGTCTGGCCACGATGTGGGTCATCTACAGCATCTGGCCGCGCACCCCCAACGCCCCATCGGTGGACGTCACAGATGCACTACGATCTGTGGACCCAGTCGAGCAGCTACGCGACTGCATCATCTGCACCCGACGGCATTGTGCCGGTTGCGTCAACCCTGTTGCGGTACTGGCCACCGATACCGGGCACATCCCACGCCACGACTTCTCCGAGGTTCCACCGTCACTGGCGTGGCTGGCCAGCGTTGTCCACGTGTCGTTCCGTGCCCGGCTGGTCGCTGATGCAGTCGGCCCGCGGTGGACCCCGAAACCATACCAGAGCCGGGCCGCGTTCGAAGTTTGGGCTAGCCAACGGCTGGGTCGGCCGTTCCAGACTACCCCGAAACTCGGGTGGGCACTCCCATGAAACTGCCGCTGCCGTCTGATGGTCCGTTGTTGGACTCTCGCACCCTACGCGCCGTCGCCCGGGTGTTCGACGACGCTGACCAATACGCGACGGCACATGCACGTCACCACACCTACTGCAAAGACGGCAAGGACTGCCCCGCCCAGGTGGCGTGGACAGCCCGTGCGTTGGCCTACCGAGAAGCAGCCACGGAGCTGCGCACCGCCGCCATCAAGATCGACCAAATGACAGGAGTCCCCCAATGAACCCCCAGACCCCCCTGCAAACCCCCCCGAAGAGCCGGCTCACCGCACCAGTGTGGCTGATCGCGGGCGTGGCTGTCGTCTTCGCGTTGTGCTGTCTCGGTGGTGGTGTCGCCGCCATATTCATTCTGGCCGGGGACGACCCCACGGTGACCGCGGTGGACCGGCAGCCACCCGGCGCCACTCCCACCCAGAAGCGGACCCCGGACGGGCCGACCTCGATGAAGGTCGGCGACACCGGGACTTACGCCGAAGCTGACAACGAAGTCGGCGAATTGACTTTACTGTCAGCTGAGCGGTTCGACAGCCCGCGGACCGAATACGGCGACCCGCCGGACAACGACGGGTTCCTGTTGGTCACCATCGAGGTGGTCGCCACCGGCGAGGACCTGTACTCGGTGAACCCGTACGACTTCTATACCCGCGATGGGGACGGCCGGCGGTACGAGTTCGCTGGTGGTACTTCGTTGTGGGCGGTCGACGATACGCTGAACCACACCGAGTTGAACCCGGGGGAGCGGGTCACTGCGGACCTGGTGTTCGATGTCCCCGATGGGGGACTTGAGTTGGTGTATGCTCCGGGGTCGTCTCGGTCGTTGGCGTTCTGGAAGATCCCCTAAGACCCCCCGCCTCCTCTGCGTGGCGGGATGGAATGGAAGGATGGAGTAAACGGATGACATATCCGAAGAAGATTGGCGCCGTGGTGTTGGCGCTGGTGCTGTCGTTGGTGGGGTTGGCGTTGGCCGCCGGCCCGGCGCAGGCTGTTGTCGACCCGGCCGTCAAGTTCAGGGGCGATGACCCGTGTGCGCCTGCCGTGGTCGTGGCGTACGGCTTCCAGGTCGTGCCAGAGAAGTGGGCGCCGTGGCTGGTCGTCCACGACGGTACGGAGCTGCACGTTCTCAAGCTGATCACGGGGGAGGGCACGATCAGCCTCAACCCGGAGGCCGGGCCGACGACGATCCGCTACCGGGTGTTCGGCGGCGGTGAGAGCGACAACCACCTGCCGACCGGCGGCTGGCAAGGGCTGGACGACTGGATCAAGAGCGCCGACGGGCCGGGGAGTTACGACGCCCTGACCGCCGACTCGCTGTTGGCCGCACCGCTGGAGTTGTTCAAGCCGTGGCGGTACGCCAGGCGGGACGGATGCGTGACCCCAGGGGAGCCGACCAGCAACCAGTTGGAATGCGCCGCTGCGACCGCGCCGACCGTCGCCGGCACGATCGAGATCCCGGACACCGAAGGTGTGCAGTACCTGCTTGACGGCGAGCCGATCGAGGCCGGCACCCATGAACTGGCACCGGGCACGTACACCGTGACAGCCGAACCGGAGCCGGGTTACGCGTTCCCGCCGGAGTTCAAGCCGGAATGGACGTTCACGCTCGGCGCGATCAACGGCTGCCCGGGAACCCCGGGGCTGCCCGGGAACCCGGGTGCCGATGGACAGGACGGCACCGACGGAGACGATGGGATCAGCAGCGTCGCGACCGGTAGCGGCGGTGAGCTGCCGAAGACCAGCAGCGGCATCGCCAACCCGGGACTGCTGGCCATCGGCGCCGCGTTATTGTTACTGTTCGGCGGGTTGGCATACGGGCTGAACCGCGTTCGGCGGGTAACCTTCACCGCTGGGTAACACCAGGGTTCAACTGCTGTTGCTACGGGTCCCGTCCCCGGCTCCCCCCCGGGGACGGGACCCCCCCCCGGAAGGGACCCCCCTATGGTAGTGTCAATGACCGGCGACCTGCAACGGGCAGTTCGACGGGCAGCCGTCATCGCCAAGATCCAACGGTGGTACCGGCGTCGTGAACTGTCCCGGATACCTCCCGGTTGGTGGTGACGCGGATGGCCACCCCCACCCTGCAACGGCCTTGGCCCGGCGCGGTCATCGCCACCCACTCACAGCCGGACAAGTACACCGTTATCATGACCGGCTGGCGCGACGCCATCCAGAACACCCACGGGCTGGTCATCATCGACGCGCTCGCCCCCATCCGCGCGGAATACGGTATCAATGTCCTGTTGCGCCATGGCCGGTGTAAATACGGCGGTGCCGATCTGATCGCCGACACCATCGGCCGCGCGTGGGGTTGGGAGATCGACGAGAACCCCGCCGAGGAGCGCAACGGGCAGATACTCGGCCCGGCCCGCAACGATCGGATGTGCGCCAAGGGCGGGGACATCTGCCTGGGGTTCCCCGGTCCCGGGGTGAATTACCGGTCCGGCACTTGGAACTGTCTGATGTACGCCGCGTCGTATGGTATCCCATGCCAGGTGTTCCCGTTGTTCCGGCCGAGGCTGTCCCCCGGGTTCAAGTATCGAGGAGAGCCACTGTGACCACCGACCCGCCGACTACACCGGCCGGAGCGCTGCGCTGGGCCACCCATCGACTGGAACCGTCGACCGCATGGGCCGACCCGACCGGCCAGTGGAACACGCCGCAAACCAAAGCCGCCAGCCAACAGAAGCGTTATACGCTGGACCGGTTGCTCGCCTGGGCCGACGAGCTGGACGCGGCCCCGACCACTGTGTGGGCGCTTCCGTTGGAGCCCGGGCCGGAGGTCACCACCGTCTGGAGCAGTCACGGTGCACGCTGGGATCGCGATACTACCCGGGCCGGCTGGTGGTTGAATGTTCGCACCGGCAACCGGATGAGCTGGCAATCGCTACTCGCTACAGCCGTGTGGCTGTCCACCGAGCAACCAGAGATACCCTGATGGCCGCCCGGGTTGCCGACCCCGAGCTGGAACGGCTGTTCCGCCGGATGGGCCAGCTGATCGCTCGGGCCGACCGGCTCAACCGTCAGATCGACGCATATTTCAGGGGGCAACCATGGCCAACCCGATCCGGGTCTGGTTCTACCGCGGCTGGTGTTGGGTCTGTTGGCGGTGCGCAGGGCCGGGCAGTCCCCTCCCGGGTGCTGCCGGGCAGGGGCACACCACCCTCGGTGAAGCCGCCGACGATGCCCGGCTCCACTTGCGCACGGAATGCCGTCCGATGAATGCCGCCGCCCGTACAAGCTGACCACGCTGAGGACTTCAGGTGAGAGGGCCAATCGAAGGGAGTTACGGTGTCGCTAGCCACTGGTGCCGCATGTGTCGGCTGTCACCGTCGTATCTGGCCATGGCAGAGATTTGTGCGGTTCGATGGCCACCGGCATATCCGGTGCTGGCGGCGGTACCGGGAGACCATGCACGAATCTGAGACTGCCGGAGAGAATAATGGTTGACTCCGCCGAAGCTATCGCCAGGGTGCTGGATGACATCCGCAAACGCCGGTTCCGGTGGCCCGATAGCAACATGGACGAACGGGTCCGGTTGGTCGCCCAGATGCGGGCACTCCAATCGGAGACCGTCGTCGACATCACCCCGGTCTACCAAGACCTGTTCGAACGGGTCAACCGCGGCGACAACATCGGACTGTACGAATCGTTCCCCTGTATCACCCCGCCGTGGGAACACGCCTGGTTCGGGTATGTCAACCGCCACGGCAACGTGTCTCTATTGCAGACCACCCGGGTTCCGATCGACCGAACCGCCGACCGGATCGACATAATCGACCCCCAACTGGGTATCACAGTCGGCAGATGGGAAACCACCAACCCGATCGACTGGGACCGCGCCAAATGGATCACAGACAGTTTCATCTGGGTGGGGGGCCGACACGCCGAGCTCCCCCCCGGCGCACCCGACCTGCCCACCACCGGCCCCGCCCACCTATTCCAGGCGGTGATCGCCGACAACGGCGAACCGCTTGACCTACACTGGGTGCAACTACTGTCCGATGTCGACCCCCACACTTGGGACGCATCCCAAGCGGTGCTGTCCGCAGGGTTGAACTTCCTGAACTGCAGTAACGTCGACGCGGTAGAACCGGCCCGGCCCCGGCCGGCCCGCCGCCGGCTGCAGCGGCTCGGTGTCCAGGTACACATATTGGTAGTCCGCCCGGTCGGGCGTCGCAGCCACACCAAAGGCGAACCGGTGCAGCCAGGGGTGCCGTTGGCCTCGGTGCGGGGGCATTTCGCTGAATACGGGCCACGGTACGGGAAGGGAAAGCTGTTCGGGAAACTGGAAGGCCGATACTGGATACCGGCATATGCCCGCGGGTCGGCTGACCATGGTGAAGTCCGGAAGTCGTACAAGCTGGACCCCCGGGGACGGCCCCGGGAGCCCACGGGGGCGTCTGGGTCTGTTGGGGGTGCCGACACCCGCACCTGACAGTCCGAAGCGGCGGGGAGCCAAACCGGACCGGCCGGCAGGCTACTCCCGTGCGTGCCGGCCACCGTTGTATCTGGTGTCCCAGACCAGCCACATCCACCGGGCTGTCAAACCGTTGATCGACCCATACAGGACAGCAAACACCCACAGCGGCGGGGAGTGGCCAGTCCCCAGAGCAATCAACGACGCCGGTTCGAGGATGCTCAGGATGGCCATCATTCCAAGCTGTCTGCTCTGTTTGGATTTCCACCACCGTACCAACCGAACCCGGCGGCGGCCGGTGGCCGGGTCAGCAACAACCACGAACGACACCAACATTGTGAACACGACCCACTGCACCACCAGGAGCACCAGCAGCCCAATGACAAACCAGAGCATTAAATACCGCCCCGAGCTGCACGGCGTATCAACCGGTCTAGACTGGCCTCGGCTCGGCGCACCTGCGGCCAACGCCGGCGCTGACTCTCAAGCCGTTCTTTGGCCCGCCCAAGCTCTTGTTCGGCCTCTGCTGCTTCGGCTGGCCGTCTACGCCAGAACAGCGGGTTCATAGCGTGTCAACTTTCTGAATCGGTGTCATCAGCCGGAACAGCTGCTCGTTGGCAGTGTCCGCACGGGCACGTTCTGTGGCTGCGATTTCTTTGTTGAGCACCACCATCTCCCGGTAGGCGGCCACCACCGACCGATGCAACAGGGTGAACACACCGGTGACCGCGCTAACAATACCGGCCTGGATCAGCAGCGACCACAGGTTGGGCGGTGCCAGTGGCCCCCCCTGCGCGACCCAACCGGCGATCGCGGTGACGACTTCGTCCATTGTCTCCTGCCTGGCCGTTTACTTCGATGATCGGTTGGAGATTCTAAGTGGCGGTCACACCCTCGTAGATGACCCGCAGGTACGCGGGACGGATGCCCGCCGCCTCCAAGCGGCAGTTGCCGCTGCTAACGGCGGTCCGTACCCCGGCGACCACCCAGGTTCGGTCCTCGGTGACTGTCACCGGCAGCGACCGCTCCATGTAGCTGGACTTGCCCAGGGTGGTCGACCCGTTCACTTCGCAGATATCCGACTGCCGTTCGGTGCCCGTGGCGTTGGTGTCCCGCAGTCGGAACACGATCACATCGGTCCCAACATCAGAACTCCCGTGACCCGAGAACACGATCTTGTAGGTCCGGCCGGCCACCACCGGCGCGGTCACCGAGATGACCGTCGTCTCGGTGGTGGTGAAGTTGGAGCTGTCGGCTACCAGCTCGGTCTGCGCGATCTCCTGCCCGGGTATCCGCCCGGCTACGTTCAGGTTTCCACCGAAATATCCGTTTGCGTCGTTTTCCAAAGTGCCGATTATCACGTATGTGTGCCCTGAGGTGGCCATCACTACCCGGTCTGATGCCCGCGGCCAGTACGGTGATATTACCGGGTAGAACCTGCCGGACAGTGTCGACTCTCCGTCGAAGATCACTTTCGGCAGCGTCTCCGGGAAACTGTCTGCGTCGTAGGTCGGGTCGACAGTAGCCAGTCTCAGATGGTGGGGCCGCATGTCGGGTTGCCGTTGTTGTGCCTGGGCAAACCCCGCGATGTCTTCGAGGAAGCTCAGTGGGCTAACCAACCGACACCACCCTTCTGGCTCGGTGAGCCATCACACCGTCGGCTTTCAACGGCATCGACCACGACACTTCGGCATACTTCCCCGATATCGCCAGCGGGTTGAACCTGAGCTGGATCACGTCGTTGCCACCATGGAACGGCATCAACGCGGTGGTGAACTCGACCGCCTCGAACACCTGGGATGCTTCGAACGCCAACCGGGCAACCTTCCCATCCAGGGTGGACTGGTCGGCTGCTTCGATCTCAGTCCGGAAATCGGTGATCACCCGCTGCCGGCGGACCGTCGACGTAGGTGAACCGGGGTCGTTGTTGGTGAACACCGACACAATAGGATCTTGGTCCGGTTCGGACATGGCCAACACCCACCGGTTCGCCACCGAGAACAGATCTAGCTCTTGGATGACCTCCGGGTGCAACACAGAAACCTCATCGTCGGCGTAGACATACGACGGATGCCGGTCCTGCGGTGATACGTAGGGGGCGATCACGGCGCGGCCTTCCGCGTCAAACGACAACGAGTTGTAGTTGATTGTGCCGAGCAGTTCGTTGATAACATGCAGCATCGGGGTGCCCGGGTCCCATTCTCTATCCACCTGCAATGTAGCCGTCGAGTGGCTGATAGCTACTCCGGACAGTGGGTCGATCAGCTGGAAGCTGTCGAACCGCGCGATGCCCGTGCCGATCCGCTGGCAGGCCGCTGTGCCACCTGTGTGGGTAGTGTCAGTGGCCTCCACCGACCATATCGCCGGTTCTGAGCTGTCTTCAGCCCAGGCTTTCCCCTGCAGCAGTGATCCTACTGCGCGGAATCTGAGATACCAACGGGTGTTAGCTGTCCATCCGGGGATGCTAGCTGAGTCGAGCAGGGTGGCGCCGGTCCCGGAGATATTCCGGTAGATTTCGAGGTCACCGGTGGTCCCGTTGACAGCGCAACCATATCCGTTGGCAAGTGTCTCCCCCACGATGGGTTCGGAGAACCGCATGACTACCCCCGTGAACGAATCCACGGTGGTGGAGGTTACCAATGTCACCACTTCCATGTCGACCACGGTGATATCGGTGAGCGCCATATATGCGTTGCCAGATGTTACATCGATGTGCCCCTGGCCGCCGGACACTGCGTAGGTTGCGTTGATCGTACCGTGGTCGGCCCAGACGTGGCCGTTCTCGTCGTTACCCCAGGATGTGGTGTTGACCCGGCCGAATTCGTCTCGGGTGACCACAACTGGGTTGGTGGCCACCAGCATGTCCAGGATGGCGTCTGTGTACCGGGTACCAGCCGGGACGGTAAACCTGTCGAAGGTGGTGTCTTCGAGGTAGATCTTCAACTGGTCGTACCCGGATACTGCCCGCCGGACCGTTTCGTTCATGTCTGTGGTCCGCTCCGGGGTGGATAACAGAAAAACCCCCTGCGGCCATTCGACCCAATCGTTACCCCCATAGGGTGGAAGGTGCAGCTTCACCCACGGTTTGATCCGGTTGGACAGGAAATCGATCTGCCCCGCAGACCGTAACACGAAAGTCGCCTTCCGTTTAATATCGGCCAGCCAATCCTGGGTGACAGTGCACGACTCAACCTGATCGAGATCGGCTAGCTTAGTGTTGTTCGAATCGAGTAGCTCGTAGCGGAAGGTTTGCTTCCGGCTGCCAGTCTTATATTGCAACGCTTCGAGGATCTCATCGTGGGTATGCCCGTTGGGGTTGTGTAGGCCGGTAGGGACATGCAGGTGGGCCATCAGATGACCTCGTCTGAGTCGATCCTGGTAAACGCGTAGGAGATGTCGGTACCAGCCTCACGGTCGGTTTCTGTGTACCGGGACACGGCACCTGCTGCTCCCCGGCCGCGGTTGTCCCGCAATACCAGAGTACGACGAGCTTCGGCAAACCCGACAGCCGCAGCCAGGCCAGCGGCGTAGTCATCGCCGAAGGGGACAAACGAGCTGATCCGATAAGTGTGGGTGCGATGTTCGCCATGGTCGGCGACGGGGTCTTCGCGGCCAGCGAAGTGTTGCAGTCCCTGGGAGATCTCGTTGTCGGTGGCCCGAGAAGCTTTCCCGAACGGGAATTGGTAGATGGTGCCACCGGGATCGAGCGGATCGTGCAGCCAAACCCCCTGTAATTGTAGCGTGCCTGTGGCGGTGGCAGATTCGGCGGATCGTTCACCGGCAATCGCTTTAGCTTTGTATTCATAGGTGACACCGGATAGGGCAGTGTAGTCGCGGAACGACCCGTTGGGGTCGGCTTCGCCGAGTAGGTGGAACAACCCAGTGGTCCCGGACACCCGGCGGTAGATTTCGTTGGTGCTAGGGGTCGGCTGGTCGGATGCGTCGAACAGGTCAAGGTTGTCGACGTATAGGACGGTACCGTTGGGGGGGTTGTCGGCCAGTGTGGGGCCGTAGATGGCAGCTTGGGTGTCCGGGGGAGCGTAGAATGTCGAGCTACGTTCAGTCCAAGCAGCCGACACGATGGGGGAGGTGTTCTGGGAGGTTGACAGAACATTGTCACCCGAGTCGAGCCACGCGATGGCCTGACCGAGGTCGTCGTAGCCATCAGGGCTGTATGCATGGTAGTTCACGGTGTATTGCCGACCAGCGATCGCGGCGACTTTGTTGGCCAGCGTCGCGCGGACGGTAGTCTCACTCGGCCCACCCGAGACGGTGATCAGCCCGGACCATATACCTTCGAACGCCTGCGCAGATGATGCGACTAAACTGCCGCCGTTCACTTCCCAATCAGACACTTCGGCGGTTTCGAAGGTCCCATCGGCGGTGGTGGCCAAAACGTCACCGGGGGGCGGGTTGCCAACTGCCACTTCGGTGTAACCATCCGAGTTCACCGGGGTAACAACAATTGTGGGGGTGACCGGGTTGGAGTAGTTCGGAGTGATCAACCGGGTTGCGGTGTTGGTCTCAACCACGGCTCCGTTGCGGATCGTCAGCTGGATTTCATATTCGACCTCGGTTTCCATCCCCTCCACCAGGTAAGTGGTGTCGGTGGATGCCACCCAGTCGGTATCGACCAGCTCCGCCGCGGTGTCGGTGCGGACGACCACCACCCGGTATTCGGCTTGGGTGGTGTCGGTGACCACCCATGCGATCAGGTATTCGGCGGTGGTGACACCGTCCGGGTTGTCCGCTGCGGGGTCGATGATAGTGACCGTCCCCGATGCTGAGGTTTGGAAAGTGCCGAATTCCGAATACGGTCCTTCGATGTCCAACGCGTCCCAGGTCCGCACCCGCCACTGCCAATCCCCTGGGTTGGATAGCGCAGACGCAGCCAGCGTGTGGTTTTCGTCTGTGTCGACAATCTTCCCCGTGTCAACCGCAGATGCACCCAACGAAGTGTTGACCTGCAGCTGGTACGCAGACTGGGAATCACCGGCGTCGGGGTCATTGAACTCCCACTCGAACAGGGCGCTATTGTTGGCACTAAAGTTCGTTTTCGGGGTCAACGTCGGTTCGGTGGGTGGGGCATTGAGCGAATCAACGATGTAGACGGTGGAATGGACTCCGCCGGAAGTCTCATTGGCGACCACCACCAACACCCGTGAGCCGGCGGCGGTGCCGCGGTGCACCCGGATAGCATGGTTGGTTGACCCGGCTCCACCGACAGCGGCCTGGACCTGTTGTTCGTCCTGGTTGGCAAGCCCGGTGGACAGGTTGATGCTGGTGCGCATAAGTCGGCGGTTGTCTGCCTGGTCGAAGTAATACACCCACAGCTTGTTGTCGACCGGGTTATACGCTGCGTCCCAGTTGAGGGCGGTTGCCACAGCGCTCCCCGCCGGCATGCTGGTGATACCTTCAGCCTCGAGATGCACCACAGCAAGGTTGTTGAAAGCAGTTCCGCCGGGCTGCTCGTTGAGTGACACAGTCAACCCGAACCCGGGCAGCGGGTCGGCCCAGACCGCGACATACCGGGTAGCGCTGACCCCGATCACCCGGTATTTGGCGTTAGCGTCTTTGGTGCCGGACGGTGCCACCGGCCAGGTGGCGCTACGGTCTGCGGAAAGAATCTTGCTTCCGTCGCTGGCCAGGGTGTATTTGCAGACACTGCCCGCGCCAGTGTCGCCGAGCTCAGTACCACGGTGGGTGCTGATCGCATATCCGACCCCTGCCGCGCCGGGTGCGGCAGCGACATCCAACATCGACCCGGTCTCGTTGGTGAAGCTGTTAAACCCGGTGTGGCCAGACGAGAAAATGACGTTGCCGGCGGCTGCCCCACTGCCGCGGATCAACCCGCCGGTGCCATTGAGCAGATGGTCGCAGTTCAGTAACAAGTAGGCGGAGTCGTTGCCAAGATTGCTGCCGGCGTGGTGGCTGATCACAGCCATGATAGTTCCGGAGGTGCCCACGTCGTGCCAGGCTACGGCCAGGTTGTTGATATGGCCGGTATAGTTGGTGGAGGTGGCAGAACTGCGGAATGTCCGGGCAGTCCAGCTGTGACCGGAACCCTTGGCGTAGGCTTGTGCGGCGATGTCGTTGGGACTGTTGTTCCTGACACCGACAACGTACAGGTTGTCTGCGTTGTCGGTGACCAAGGTCATCCCCTGGGCACCTTCGACGTCGGGGTGGGCAAACGCTGATGAGCTCCCGCCAGAGTCGGCGATGGTGAGGGTAGCGATGGTGGTGGTCGTGCTGCCGTCGTGGTGGCGCAGTAGGATGTTGGTTCCGCTGCCATGGCTGTCAGCGTCCAGTTCAAGAAACGCATGCGTACCATCGGACAGTTGTATTTGGGCACCGAGGACACCGAACAGGTCGGACACAGGGGCGGTGGTGTAGTACAGTGCTGGGTCGCTGGCAGTGCCAGTGGCCTCGGTGGCGAAGATGTTGTTGTACTCGTTGCCGGTTGGGGTGGCCTGGGTGCGGTTCCGTGATGAGAACAACCAGTAACGTAGCTCGATGGACGCATCGGGGAGCCCAACCTCCAGCCCCATCCGGAAGATGCTGCTGGAGCTAAGCAGATGAGCGTTCACCAACCTAGCGGGTGTGAACAGCCCGGACAGCTGGCTGGGCGTCCGCCAATCGGCGGCGGTGATCGAAGCATCGAAGTCAAACTCGCCTACTTCGATGTTGCGGCTGGTGGTGCCCTGGGTGAAGTTGTTACGGAGTCGTAGGTATGGCGAGACGACGACCAGACCGCTGTCGTGGGTGTAGGAAAACTCCAACCCGGATTGGTACAATGAGTAGCTCGCGCCGACACCGGGGAAACGCTGGCCAACAGTGAGGCTAGATCCTGCGACAACCCGGTTGGACCCGACCAGCGCTGAGGCGTAGGAGTTGCTGCTGGAACGGACTTCAGCGTCTACGCTGTCAGCGAACATGACCACGGCAGTCATCGGTGTACCCCCCGGTGCATTCCGCCAATCACCTCAGCCAACGCACCCAAGGGGTCTTCGGTGTACCGCCGATTGCCGCGGGCAATCTCCCCGCGGGGGGTTTCCATCAAGATCGGTGGGTTCACCACCCGATAGGCGGGCGCGCTGTCGGAGGGGTTGCCTACCCAAACGTCCACCCAGGAGCGGCCCCCCAGGGCAGCATATTCGACCTTGGCCAGTCGGATGCTGCCGAACCTGGTGGTGACAGTTAACGCACCGTCGATGTTCCGGCCGGGGTGAGTGTTGAAGGCATCCGCAATCCGCCGGGCTCCATCCTCCCTGGCACGGCTCTGCAGCTTCCGTTTGGTCATATCCTGGTTGCCCTGCCTTTAGACCCATATTGGCGGCTGGTGGTCTTGACGTCGTGGGCGAAGTTGCCTATGGTGACTTCCACCACCCGGGTGACCTCATCCCCGATCTGGATCGGGATCGTTATCTGTTGCATGCCGCCCCGGGCGGCCCGTTCCTGCGCTTCAACGAGCCGCCGCAGTTGGTATTCGATCGCTCGGGCCGCATGGGCAGCCTCAATATCGGAAGTGACCTGCCGGGTGATCTTCATACCGACCGGCCCAATTGTGGCATCTGTGGCCACCCGCATGTCATGCTCAGTCATCCGGCCCAGGACAGCCATGGCGTCGACAACAGCTCGCCGGTTCAGTTTGATACCTTCGGCGATACCAGCGGGAATCCAATATCCGACCTCGTCGCGGAACTTCGCCGACGGGGAACGGATACCCAGACCTTCCTTGATCCCCCTCAGGACGCTGCCGGCGGCGTCTTTGCCTGCTTGGACAGCTACGCCGATAGCACCTCTGAGCCCATTCGCCAGCCCGACCAAGATGTTACGGCCAGCGCTGTATAGCCAGCCTTTGGCGCCGGAGAATGCCGACACAATCCTGCTTTTGACCTTGATCGCTTCTGCGCGGGCTTTCCCGGGTAGGTCGTTGAGGAAGCCGATAAAACCACTGACCAGGTTCTTAGCTGCGGTTTTGGCATTCGACCCGGCGGAGGAGAACACGCCGGACATCCGGGACCACAGGCTGGAGATCGCGGTCCGTGCCCGGCCGGGGAGGTTTTTGAAGAACCCGACGACGTTGGAGATTCCGCGGGACACCAAAACACGGGCGCGTTCCATGGTGCTGTGGATGATCGCACCAACCCGGGCGGGTAGGCCGCTGATAAACCCGATCACTTGGCCGGGGAGATCGATGAAGAATCGCAGGATGCGACCGATCCCATACCCGACCCAGTAGAGAGCCCGGTCAGTCAGGTCGAGGAACACAGCGGCGACTTTGCCTGGCAGTTCGGAGATAAACCCGACTACTTGACCGGGCAGGTTCGTAAACCAAGTGACCACACCGGATACGAACCGGAAGACGGCATCCCAGGCAGTAGTGAACGCGTTGCCGATAGCGGAGCCGGTGCCGCCCCAGTCGATGTTTTGGAACGTGTGGAACAGACCGATGGCGAACTCGAACGGCTTCTTCCATATGTCGAGCGCGCGGGTGAGTTGGTCGATTGCGGCGGTAACCATCAAAATGCCTGAGATCGCCGACGTGTTCAGGACGAATACGGTGAACTCAACCAGCAACGGGATCATGGGGGCGAGTTCGTCAGCGAGTTTGGCGAATGACTCACCGAGCAGTGCCCCGGCTTCGGCAAGCTTGACGAGGGTTTGGGGGTCCATCTCTTTCATGACTCCGCTGGCGAATTGTTCGATCAGCGGTGCAAAGGCGGTTGCGAACGCGGACAGTGCCGACGCAGCAGCAGATAGGCTCTGCGCCAAAGCACCCCCCAGCACGGGGAGTAGCGGTGCGATTGCGGTCATCAGGTCGCCTAGGGCTTTGCCGACGGGGCCAGCAACTGGGGCCAGTTCATGTAGGGCGCCCCCGAGGCCCAACAGGAAAGCTTCAATCCCTGGTGCTGCAGCGACCACCAAATCTGACAAGATCTCTGCCAGCGGCATTAACCCCTTCCCGAGTGCAACCACAGCTGGACCGAGAGCGATAAACGCAGGGGCCAGCCGGGCCAACGCATCGCCGAACAGGGTCAGGAATGCAGCCAAATGTGGTGCGGTCCGCTCTGCAATATCACCGATAGCCCCCGACACCGTACCTAACGCACCCAACAACGCCGACAGCACCGGCATCAACGCTGACCCAACCCGACCCACGTTGTCGAAGAAAGCAACCAGCTTCTTCTGCGTGTCACCACGGTTCACAAACTCGTTCAGCCGGTCCAACAGCCCGAACAGCCCACCGCTGCTCTCGGCTTGGCCGGCAGCCCCGAACACCCCCTTAATGATCCCACCGAGGTCACCCAACGCCCGGCCGAGCTGTTTGAGCGCGTCGAGACCATCGCGTATCATCTGCTCGAGTTCGCCGGACTCGCGCATCTCCGCGATCCGCTCCTGCCACCGGATGACAAACCCCTCGAACCCCTGAGTCAGACCCGACACCACCTTGGCGCCAACCGTCGACAGGTCCAACAGGATCTGCACCAACGGCCCGAACGCCTCCGTGACATTCGACACAGCACTGGCAGCATCGGAGAAAATCGACCGGATGTCCGCCTTCGCTGCCGCAGTCGACAGCCGCTCGATAGCGGCAATCAGCCCTCGGTTGATGCTGGTGGTGACCGCGACCATCTGGGACCGCAGCGACACCATGTGGACGTGTGCCAGCTCGTGGATACTTTCCCCGAGGTCTTTGAACAGTGCGTTCTGGACATCCAGCCGGAGCTCTTTGAACGCCGGCCGCATCTCCCGGATAACCCGGACGAACTTCTGCGCCTCCGGCGCCAAGTCCTTAATAGCCTCCTCGAACGTCGCAGCATCCCCGCCGGTGGCCTTCAACGCCTCCCCGACACCGGCCAGGCCGACCTTCAACGACGCAATCGCAAACGCCAAAATAGAGATCGCCCCAGGTAACGCCAACGCCGCACCTGCGGCGGTGGCCAACGCCGCAGCCAGCGAGTTGATCAGCGGGATCGCACCAGCCGCAGCCGCAGTCAACCCCGCCAGCGCCGCAGCCACACCCTGGCCGATAGCGGCAATCGCGGCCAACCCGACCGACCCGACCAGCAGACCTTTGACCGCCGTCCCCAACCCGGCCAGCATAGCTTTGGCGATCTGATTGCTGCTGTTCTTCCCCCCGACCCGGTCCGCCATCGCCCGGGTAAACGAGTTGCCGGCGTCGCCACCAGCCTCCTGCGCAGCACGGCGGGTGCGGGACCGGTCATGGACACCTGTGACTTCAACAAACCCATCAGCGATTTTGAATCCCCTGCCGCCACGGCGGATGGGTTGTGTCACTGCCGGTCCCTCCCTCCTACGCCTGCCCCATCAACCTGAGCCGCTGCTCGTACACGTCGCGGTTTGGTATCGTGGCCTGTCCATGTGATCTGGCCGCGAACTGGTCCCTGCCCACCCCCATGTCTTTACCTGCCCCGGCTCCGGCGCCGATCTGCTCTGGCCGGTCCGGTTTGTTCTCCTGTTGTTCCGCCAACGCTACCTGCCTAACCGCGCCGTGGTAGGTCGGCAGCCGTTCGGCTAGGGCGAAAAACCGTTCGGCCGTAAGCCCGCCGTATTGCCCATCTGCCACGCCGTCGACCCGGTGAAACACCCGGAAGTCGGAGTCGACGTCGTCCAGGTGGTTTAAGATCCACAAGAGCTCCCCGGCGCGTTCGGTTATTTTCCCGTGGCCTTCTCGAGGGTCGCCATGGTGTGCTTCCGGACCACCTTGAGGATGGCGTCGAGTTCGTCATCGGTGAGCTCGTCGTGGTCGGCGAGAACATCGACGACATGCTCACCCAGGTACTGTTCGATCAGCCAGAACGACGCCAGGTCTGCGTCGGTGTTGCGCATCTTCCGCATGAACTTGAACGGCATGTTCGGCGGGAGATGACGCGGCGCGGTATACACCTTCTCTTCGAGGTGGAACAGCTCGACCCGGCCGTCGGGGATCGGCTCACCTTCAAGGTACACCCCGGAGGGGATCAATTCCTGATCGAGCTCGTCGACGTCGTAGGGGACGGTGATCCCGCTGCCCTTGCCTTTGCCGTTGGGCAGGTCGGTTTCAGCGGTGACGGCCGCCGGCTTCTTCTTGTCGAGTTCAGCTGGCCGTCTACCGGCCGCTGCCCTGGTGCTCGCCACGATAGGATGGTTCCTTCCCTGGTGGAGGCTGGTCTACCCGGCCTCTGGTCTGATGTACAGGATGTAACGTTGACGGTATAAAGCCGGTCGCATAAACGGTTGGGGTGAGTTCCCGGGGTGCCTGACCCGGCCGACAGGATGAGACAGCCCGGGCCACCACAGGGCTTTCTTCCCGGCTGGTGGTCCTTTCGGGCGGATAATGTGTGGGCGGGCACCGTATTCTTGTGGCGCCCAGTGGTCGGTGCCAACCCACACCCGGCCTTTGTTTCTCAACCGCTCCGATTCGATCGTGTTAACCATCTCGGTGGTGTCGACCGGGCAGAACCGGACAGCGTCTTGTTCGACAGCTTCGGTGACTGCCCACGCGAAATGCTCAGTCCGACGACGGACCCGTTCCATCCCCGGTTCGTACATGACCACCACCACCGACACGCCGGCCCCCTACTTCGGTTCTCTGATCATCTTCGCGGTAGTCCCGAAATCCCCGGGTCAGCTGGTGGCGTCGATGGTGACGTATGGTTCGGTCTCGTCATCCACGTAGTGGGCACCGAACGTCACCGGGTAGACGGTCTGCCCATCTTTCTGGTATGCGACCCCGACCGCTGCGATTGACAAGATCCTGCGGGAGATGAACCGGCGGCGGAGCTGGTTCGCGCCGGGTGCCCACCCGTCGAGGATTAACGCCCGGTACGCCGGCTGGGTCGCGGAGTCGGTGAACGCTGGTGCGTACTTCTTGAACCCGGCGCCGGTGGTGATGATCCCGTCGTTCAACGCATACCGTAGGTTCTCCAGCGTCACCTCCCCCAGCTGGGTCTGGATCTGCACATCCCTGCCGGTGAGTCGACGGCCGGCGACGTCGACGACTTGGTCCATGACCAACTCAGTGAACGTCTGGTTGTAGTTGACGGTGATCCCGCCGACCGTACCACCCATGTTCTCCCAGCCGGCCGCAGACGATGGGGGAGTGTCCACATCTGTGTCGTCGGGTTCGGTGGCATCGAAGTCGTTGATGAACAGGGTCCCCGGTCCCATGACCAGGTTCTGCGGGTCGGCCACGACAATCGCCTCCTCAGGTCAGCGTGGTCCAGTTGATAGTGAGTTCGAACTTGTACAGGGCAGCTGATGCGGTGTCGCCTTCGAACTCGCGTGGTTCACTGTTCGGGTAGACACATTGGACTCGGGCGCCGTCGTAACCGGCGGGCAGCAACGCGGACACGTCCCGTCCTCCTCCGGCCGGGTCTTGGTAGGGGTGGTTGAGTACCAATTCCGCGAGCTGGTTCGCCTTCCCCCAGGGAGGTTTGCTGCTGTTCAACCCGACAGCCCAACAGGACACCTCGACCACTGATACCCGCTGGGGAATATGCAAGTCTGGGCTGCCTCCGACGACTGGCCCGACTTGGATAAACCCGTAATCGGCCCAGACACTCCGGTCTTTGGGGCGGGTGGAAGCGACCTTGGTGGAGTCGATCGTGTCGATCCCGCGCACCCACGCCACGGCTACAAGGTGCGCGTTCGGTCGGTGTCCCACGGTCCCCCCCCCTCTACGGGTCTGGGTGTTCCAAAACCTCTCAGGGGTCTACCCCCCGAGATTGATACGGGTCAGGTCAGTCTGCGCAGGTCCAGTTGCAGGTCGGCAGTCGCAGCCGGGTTGGCGGGTTGGGCGACCCCGTCGATCACGTAGTAATCGCCGGTGTTCCGGTCGCGGATGCGGTCTTCGTCTCGGACATCGGCACTGGCATACATCCGGCCGGTGTAGATGCGGACCACTTCGGGGGTGCGGGTGTCCTGGTTGCGGATGGTTTTGGTGCGTTCGATGATCGATGCGGGTAGGGCGGTGTGCAGCGGGGCGTCGGTGTCAGCAAGGTCGCCGTAGCTGTCGACGGTCTCGCCGCGGTAGATGTCGACAGTGGTGGTGGCGTGGAAGCTCATTAGGGCCACCCCTGCAGGGGGTTCCAAGTGAACTGGTCGTCGCGAACAGCGGAGTCGCGGTTCCCGCGGTCGTCGGCGAATCCGGAACGTCGGCGGACCCGCAGCGGGTTGAGGTTCCAAGACAGCCGGTTGACACACCGGTAGGCCAGCGGCGCTAACAGCTTCGCCCACGCGTGGGCGTGTTGGTACGACACTCCATCCTGGGCCATCCCGTCGGTGTCGATGTGGGTGAACACATCGGGGTGATCAAGCATCCACACGGCCTGGTAGGCGACCGCGTTGCGGAGCATCCGCAGGTTGTACGTGGAGATGTTGCCGGCACCGGAGGCTTCCTCGGTGGTGCCGGCGGGGATCTCTATGATCGCTTGTGCGGCTTCGAGGTCGTCTTCGGTGACTGTCCGCTTGGTCAGGCTGTAGGTCTGTTCGGGGGTTGCCCACGGCACCGACCCCACCCCCCGTTCACCGGATATAGATCCGGTAGATTGCGTGTCGCTGACCGTCCACGTGTGACCAGCCGGTGCGGTGAGCGGTCCCTCGGGTCTGGTAGCCGGCGTCGGCAGATGTCTGCTGGTGCCGACTCATCAGCTCCTGGTGGGTCAGGTTGTCTAGGCCACCAGCCGGCACCGGGTACACTCCCACATATTCGTTGCCGTCGCGGTAACCGGTGGGGTGGGTCGTCGCGGCTGCTGTGGGTGTTTCCGGTGCCTGGCTGGTGGGCTGGGGTGGCCCGGTGGTACCAGAGGTGCCGGTTTCCTCGGCATCGGCGGGTGTGCCGGGTGTCCGGGTGTTGTCCTCTGGTACCTCCGGGGGGGTCGGTGGCTGTCCGTTGGAGTTGAGCAGGTTTTGCAGCGCCCCGTCCGGGTCAGCCGGCGGCGGGTCAGCCGGCGGCGGGTCAGCCGGCGGCGGGTCAGCCGGCGGCGGGTCAGCCGGCGGCGGGTCAGCGTTTTGGAGACGCTCGACCAGCTGCTCCACAGTACCGGACACAGCCAGACCCCTCTCCCGCGCCAGATCTCGCAGCTCAGACTTCGTCAGAGCACCGTAGTCGGTCAACCCCCACCCCTCACGTATAGCCAACCGGCTACCCGGTCAGTCACCCGCCACAGCAACGGCGCCTCCGCACGCCGGTCGTGCTTGGCCCGTCGGTCGTTCCAACGGCCCAGAACACGACCAGCGTGCCACGCCATCAGTCGGTGATCCGCTCGAGGACCGACACTGCGTTCTGGTGGGTCACCTTGAACGCCCTCCGGGTGCGGAACTTCACCGCGTAGTCGTCGGTGTCGTCCTGCGCCCGGGCGTCGTCGGTGCGGGTCTCCGGTCCGGACCGGTCACCCTTCGCCAGGTAGCGGGTGTTCGCGTACACCAGCAGGTCGTTGCCCTCCGGCGACCCGACCATCGCAACGCTGGACTTGCAACCACGCGACCAGGAGATCGGGGTGTTGAACAGCGTGTCCGGGGTGCCGTCAGTGCCGGCGATGAACACCGGCCGGCCCTGCCCGTCCAGCGTCATCCGCAGCGCGTCCCGCCACCCGGGGTGTGCGATCACCAGCATGTCCGGGTCGGACCAGTATTTGCCGGTCTCGACCAGCCGGAAGACTTCCGACAGCCGACCGTACAGCGAGTTGGTCGCCTGCCCCGCCGAAGTCGAGATGACGGTGTTGTCGTCATCCCAAGAGATGTAGTTGTCGTCGGCGGTGTAACCGACGTCGTTGTCGGTGGTCCGCAGCGCCTTGTAGATCGAAGTGAACGGGGCGGTGGTCCCGTTCTCGGCGGCGGTGACCCCGATACAGGCGTTGTCGAAGGTGTCGGCGTAGGAGATCGCCCAGTCTTCGCCCTTGGTCTGGATGACATCCATCCGGGTCTCAGCGTCGGCCAAGTCGTCCTCGTCGACCTTGAACCGGGCGATGAACCGGCGGGCGGTGATCGTGACCTCGTCGTTCGCCGACGTGTCGTCGACGTAGGTGGTACCGACCGTGACTACGATCCCCGCCGAACGTGGGATCGACTTGGTTTTGGTGCGCATCGGGACCCGGCGGGCGTTGCCCTCGATCGCCGAGTCGTTCATGACTCGCTGCACCACATCCGAGTCGTACTCGATGGGAATCCAGTCGTCGATGTCTGCGGCGGCAGCACCGGAGTAGAGGAAGATTGGGGTGCCGTCTGCGCGGTGCCCGATCGGTTGGGAAACCTGGTCGAGGTCCGGCACGGCCTGGATGTCGTCGGGTCCGCGCACAGCGGGTGTCCTTCCTAGGTCGAGGCATCTCGGGCGATCCCTGCCTCGTCTAGAGGACTTCTTCCGCGTCACCAGCCTACCCTGAGGCCACGCGTACTACAGGTCAGTGTACCATGTGTCAGCGGCGGCGGCCACCGACAAACCGCTCATCGACTTTCTGCATCCAGCTCTTCGGCTGTGGCGCCGGTGCCCGGCGGCGTGGTTCGCCGTCGACATCCGCGGCTGCGGGTCGCCGCGCCGGGCGGCTCCGGAACCATTCGGGGAACTCCTCCTTGAGCGCCCCGACCTGCTCGGCCACGCCGGTGATATTGCCTTGAGCGTCGATCTCCACCTGGTCCTGGTCGACCAGTCTCATCACCCGGTCCAACGCACCCTGGAGTTTCTCCGGGTCGCTGGCCAGCCCGTTGCCGCCGCCGTTCCAGCCGGCTGCTGCCAACGCGGCTTTGGTGGCTTCGCGGACCAGCACTGGTTTGAACCGGCCTTCGGTGTCCTGCGCTGCGCGTTGGGATGCACGTTCGAGTGCGGCCTCGAGCTGCGCCGGGGTCAGTTTGTCAGCGTCGGCACTGTCGGCGTCGGTTGGTTTCTGCGCGGCGGGTGGTCGTTGCGGCGCCGAGGGGTTGTCCCTGCGGTCGACCCGCAGTTCCGCAGCACGGTCCCTGGTCAGTCTGATCAGGTGTCGTAGCCGTTGCGCGTCCTGCGGGGTGGGTGACTCGGTGTCTGCTTCGTCCCATTCCAGGTCGCCGTCTAGTTTCCCACCGCGGCGTTTGACGTCGCTTCGTGCCCGTTTAAGTTGGGCACGGAGTCCGTACCATTCGTCGCCTGCGACCTTCCGGGATGGCGGTTCCGGGTCGTCATCGTCGTCTGGGTCGTCACCGTCGTCTGGGTCCGAGTCATCGTCCGGGTCGGGGGCGTCCGGGTCATCCGGCCCTGCCAGGATAGCGCCGTCCGCACCGGAATGGAGCCAGATCGGCTGGCCGTCCAGCCTGTTACCGATACGAGCACCAATATGAGACATGCTCTTCTCCCTGCTGCGTCTAGCATCTGCCCCGACCCCTGGGGACCTACCCGCATCTTACACCAGGGTATAGCACCGACAGAAGTGTAAACCGGTTAACGGCGGACCCGACTGGTTGATAGGAACTCGCCCGCGTCGATGTCCTCCCGGGCGCGGCGGAGCACCGACGACCCCAACAGCAGCCCAGCTTGCACGAGCAGCCCATCCGCAGCCCGCAGCCGCGCCGGTTCGCTGTTGAACCCGCCTAATCCACGTAGCACCGACCGCTGCGCCTCCCGCTTCAACACCTGCGGGATACCGACCAAACTCACAGCTTCCGGCCCCCACCGCTCGACATCATACCCGGCCCACAGTTCCAAGCCGCACCTGCAATTCGGATGCAATGGCGGCGACCACACCGGCTCGGTGCTGACCGGTTTCAACAGACCACTCGGGTCCCGGTAGAAGGTCAACCCGCCGGGGAACCACCCGTCGCCACTGACGACCTCACCGGCGTAGGCCAGGCAATGCAGGCAGGCGTTGCGTTCCGCGACCCACACTACATGGGCGCCCAGGTCCATGGCTACGTCACGGATGGTGTTGGAAATCGCCCGGTTGGCCGCCCACCGGGTAGTCTGCTCGACGGTGTTCTGAGCGCGGCGGGTGTTGGCAACCACCCGGCTGGTATCGTCCCAGTGGCGCAGCGGCGCCCGAATGAGCTGCGCGGCAGTGTTGCGGATCAGCCCGTTGGCGCGTTCGTCCATCTGGTTGATAGCGTGGATCAGCTCGCGGCCCAGACCGTCCCGGCGGGGTGGGAGTGGGATGCCAGCCCGGTGTGGGAGCTCAGTGGCCTGGCGGTACCCGAGGTCGATGCCACCGGAGATGTACCGGTATAACCGGCGTGTTGCCCGGATAACCAGGTTATCCAGCAGCCACAGCAGTAGTTTGCGCAGCCCGGTCGCCTGGTGGTCGGCTAATGGCCGGTCCAACCCGCCGGTCAGCACCACGTAGGCGGCGGCGGATTGTCTGGCAAACTGCTGTAGCTGCTGGTCGACTGGGGCGGTCACTTGCCGGGCAACCTCAAGTTCATATTGCAAGGTTTGGTCGGCGTGGACTTCCCCGAACGGGTGCATCAACCTATCTGGTCCGAGATCCGCTGTGCCCAACCGCCCGCTGCGGCAATCGCGGTCTCCAACGCTCGCCGGAACCGCCGCAGGTCCGACTGCTGCAGGTTAGCTTCCTGTTCGTTGCCTATGGCTGCATCCATGGACCAGTCTGCCACGCTGGTGGGGCGGACCGCCAATGACAGATCCCAACCGCCCTCAGCGTCGTCCACGCCGTCCACCTGCCAGACGATATCACCCCACCCGGCACCTTCCACGGTTCCCTCAGCCAACATAGGATCTGATTCCAGGTATTCGAGATCGATTTGGCCCAGCCGTTCCTGGATCTGCTGGAGTTGTTGGTCCGACGCCGAACCTTGGCGGCGGCGCAGTTTCTCTGCCTCAGCATCCAACCGGTCTGCGGTCTGCCGAAACTCCTGTCGGTGCTGTTCCCCAGCGGTTTCGGCCTCGTCGAGGGCACGGAGCAGGCGGGTCGCTGCCTCCAGATCTAGGCGGGCGGTGCTGCCCCGGTTGGCTGCTGACCATCTCCGGGTGTCTTCGTGGTTCACCACCCCCAACCGGATCTCGGGTCTGTCTGGGCTGGCGACTACAGCCATGACGACATCGTTGGGACTGGAATTCTTGCTGACACTGGAGGCAATCAGACGTTGCCCGGGGTCCAGGACGATCCGGCCGGCTAGTTTGAGCCGGTCGACGAACCGACCATCCCGCGGGTCCCGCGGGTGGTCAGCCGGGTCCCACCGGCTCATCGAGTACCCGTTTGCTTGTCGCGCAGGTACCGGTCCCACTGGTCATAATCGGGATGGTCAGGGGTGAGCCGTTCCATCGTGTCACCGATGACACCGTTCTCACCGGTCACCCGCCGCGGGGCCAGGATGGACCCGTCCGGTTCGCGGATCGGATCAGTGTACATGCTGTGTCACCTCCTCCGCGATCTGGTCGAAGTAATCCACCAAACTGCGAGCGGTGGCCAGGGCACGTGTGCTGCCCAGCCGTTCATGGAACAGTTTGTCCACTACTGCCACCACCCGGCTGTCGGTATCTTTCTCGGAGATGTACAGGTCGAACGCTTCGGCCCACAGCTCCTGGGGGCCGGCAGGTTTCTGCTGTCGGAAGTAAGGGCTTAGGCCATTGGCGTGGTGGACGGCTCCTTCCCAGATCTCTATCCATTGTGGATGCGCAGATGTTCGCTTACTGCCGAGGGCGTCGTCTAATGCGTGCCCGAATTCGTGTTTGGCAGCCGAAAGTCCTTGTCCTTGGGTGTTGTCCGTGTAACCGACATAAAACGTTCGCGTCCCCGGGTTGTACGCTCCATCGACGTCATCCCAGACAGCGCCTTCATGCCAACCCCGAGGTGGGTCGCTGGGATCGAACCCTACACCGGCGACCGATTTGCTGCTGACTACGGCCTCGCCGAATTCCCACCCGGCCATATGCCGGGCAACCACCAAATGATACGGGGCGGGGATCTCCGACAGCTCAGCCAGATGAGTGTAAACGGCGTCGCCGCCGCCGATTTTCAACATGTCGCCGTAGACTGCCAACGGCCGGTTGGGGTTGTAGGCCGATGGGTCGAGACTATGCCCGACGGTCTGTTTATCTTCCAACGCGGGGTCGTTGGCGGTGCGGTTGTACTCGCGTGCCTGCTCGGCCAGCCGGACGTCGGTTTCTGCCCTTGCGACCGCCTTCCGTTTCTCCCCTAGGACATTGTCGATATACTCACGGCGGCGTTGGCCGCGGTAGCCGAACCGACGAGCAAGTTGTTCAACTTCGTCGGTGTCACGTTCGAGCCATCCACGTTGCCGCTCCAGATGCTCCTGGGCTTCGCGGAGCTCCCGTTCGAACCGGGGGTAGTTAAGCTGCCGGTTGGTTTGGACGTGGGATATCCGGACTTGCCGATTGGCGTCTTTGCGCCACCGGTTCATCTGCTTGGCACGGTCGCCGGTGGTGGGGGCCAGCGGGTCATATACCGGTTTCCGTTTGGTCTGAACGTGCTCGTTGCCGCCGGTGTGGCTTTGGACCCGCAGGAACCGGCCGTCTGGTAGGACCACGTCGACGTAGACTTCGTCACCGGAATGGCCCCACCCGTTGACGAATGCCCACTCAGTGAAGTTGCTCTGGGGGTCGCGGACCCTCACCAGTTCTCCGGTTTGCAGGGTGCGCAGGGGGACCTGTTTGTATTCGAGGTAGCTGTTGCGGACGACTTTCTTGTAGGCTTCCAGGTAGATGTCAGGTGGCACCGGTGGGTGGTCGAGGACAGTGATATCAAGGTCACCCATCCGGGTGGCATGGCCGGTCCGCTCGCCGAGCTGAGTGGAAACAGCCGGCAGCCAACCCCCGCCGACCCGGTCGGCGAATCTGCCGATCCGGTCGCGGGGGTGTTTGGCCGGGTCCCAGCGGCGCCGTCTGACCATCTACAGCCTTACCCTACCGGCGGGTGGTGGGGGCAATTCATCGTCGTCGGCGTAGCCGAAAGTGAGCATCCGCCGGAGGTGGTCGGCGGCGAAGTTGGCTGCGGCCTGGTCACCACGCTGCATGGCGCCGCGGAGGATCTCGATCTGTGCGTCCAGTTCTTCGTCGGGGCCGTAGTCGTCGTCGCTTTCGGCGTCTTCGGTGTTCACGGACTGGTAGTCGACGGCTTCTTCGAAGATGGCCCGGTTGTAGTCGGCGTTGGTATCTTCTGGCGACCCAGTGTCCTCGCCGGCTGCAGGCTTCCGGCGGATTTCCACGTTGTCGTCGGGGCCGACGGTGTAGTGGTCGCCGCTGGTGGTGAGGTCGATGTACGCTTCTGGCTCGTCGTCGCCGAAGTCGACCGAATGTTCGTCGGCGACGAACAACTCCTCGACCTCTTCCCATTTGCCGGTGACGGGGTTGCGGACTTCGTAGTCGTTGACGTCGAAGCCCTCCGGCAGGGGGGCGTCGCCGCTGTGGGCAATGTCCCACAGGTTCCTCGGTCCTTCGGGTTGGGTGTTCACCCCCCCATTATCCCTCTTTGCAGCACCGCTGTCAAGTCCTCTGTTGCCGGCCATGGCGTCGGATATGGACGACGCCCACCCCGAGACACGCCCCGTCCCCTTGTGCACGAACTGCCCATCCCGCGGATTCCGCGGATGCTCCGCCGGATTCCAACGACGACGAATTGCCCGACCCCTGACCACCGCTACCCCCCTAGAACCCATGCGGGCCACGGCCACGCCGCGTACGCCGCGATCTCCGCCCGGCCGCGATCTTGGCCTTAGCCTTAGTCGTCTTCGACCCGGTCTTCTTCCGGAATGCCGACAACGACATTTGCCGGCCACCGACTATCGGTTTCAACCCCTTCGCGATCCGACGAGTGTTGGCACGCTTCCGGCGCCCCAACGCCCGTAACGCCCGCGCACGTCCCGGTGTGCTCACTCCGACCCTCTCATCTGCGGTGACGTCTCGCAATCCATCAGCCACCACCACCGAGAATAGCCCGCCCCAAGTCCGTCACCCGCAAGATGCGTTCCGGACCTTCGCCCAGCTGCTCATCTGCGGCACCCTTCAACACCAGCCGCTGCGCCACCAACGCCCCACTGACGGGGATATCCACCCTCCGACCACCCCGGATGTAATAAAACCGCCGTGGCAACTCCCTAGTGCTGTACCGGATCGTCCCGTCGTCACTCAAGCCGAACTCCGCAAGCATCTCCCGCTGTTTCTCCGGCCATCTAACCTTGCCCCGGAGGACACCCAAGATAGCCAGCGAACGGTCCAACCACTCCCCACGCCCAAGCTTGTCAAACTGCGGCCTCAGCTCTCCCAGTTCAACCTCCAACCGCCGGACCTCTGTGTCTGTCAACCAAGCCGGACGTCCCAAAATCGCAGTAGCAACACCCCACTGGTTGGTCTCTGTGTCCACGAAAAACCGCTTGACCGGTCCCTTCGAGGAGAGCAAAGCACTGCCGATGTCACCCGGCAGCAGATCGTCAAAATCCAGACCTACCGCCCACTGCCACGCTTCGCCATTGTCGATCGCCGCCAGTTCACCGTCGAACACCAATATGTTGTGCCCGTGGCGGTCCATGTTAAGCGTGAGCAGGTCGAACAGTGCCAGCTTCTGCCCCTGCTCGGCTTTAACCAGTCTGTTGGCAGTACGCCGGAGTTCTTTGTCTTCGCTCTTCTTGGCGACCGAGAAGGGGACACCCTCCACCCACTCGTGGTAGATCGCACCGGGCGTATTCCGATAAACCCGCGGCACGTCCAACCCGACCGCTTTGGCCACCCCCACAGCAAGCTGCTCACTGTCCGCTTGCTGCACACCGAGACCAGCGTACACTTCACCCGCAGATGAATCTTTGTAGAAGATATGGCTGCCGTCTGGGGTGGTCAGTTTGGCTTTAGTGCCCCGTATCCCGCCTACAGCCAGACGAGTTCTGGTGTAGTCCCCTCCTTCGATGACCTGTGCCAAATCCGCAGTCCTGTCATCCATAGACAGGTGATACCGCGAAGCCACAACCGCCACCGGGCTATCGGTCCACTCCCCACCTCTTTCGCTGCCGCGGGGGACGCGTAGTTGGTCACGCCAATGAGGTCGGACCACCGTTCACATCCTGTCTCCGAGTAACCCCACCCAACCAACACGGCCAAGAGTCAAAATCCCGTTGGTCCAACCCTGCCGCCACAAGTAGTCGAACGCCTCTCGTTCAGTTTGTCGACCGATCCTGGCTTGTGTTCTCAGCAGCGGTTCGGTTTCTTCATCTGCTATTACCTCTCCGCTGCTGGTAAGCCGCAACCAGCCGAGCGGTTCGGCGCTGTCGACAAGACGCAACACCATCACTCGGCGGTCATTGCCCATCGGTGCCACCACCCGGTGTCGGCAGTGCCGGCGGCGGCGGGTTCGGATCTTTCGGTTCGAGCAGCTCCGTCTTCCCCCCGGCCGACCCGTACTTGTCTGGTGGCAACGCCAAACGGTCATCCGGCGCGCCACCCTGCAGCTCACCCAACGCCAAGATCCGCTGGACAGCCGCCGCAGCCTGCTCCTGCGACAGGACACCCAACCCGACCCCCGCACCCAACGACTGTACCGCAGTCCCGATCTGGTTCAGCATCTGCACCTGCCGAATCAGATCCTGGGTGGCATCATCCGGCAGCATCTGGTCGACCTGCTCGGAGGTGTACCCGGCTTCTAGCAGCGCCTGCCGGACCGTCACCCCCGACGCGATCTTCAACCCGAGGGTCTGCCACCCTTCCTGGTCGGTGACAGTCCGGACCGGCTTCCACTTCACCTCCACCCGGATATCCTCCACCCCGAGCAGCCGGAGCGCAAACTCGAACGCGTCCGCCCACACTGACCCGAGCCGGTCTTGTAGCTGTTCGGCTTCTTCGTCGACCGGTGCGTCGATCTTTGCCAACGCCGTCCCGGATGGTGGCTGAGCGAACGATGTTCCGAACTTGTACAGCGGGACCCCGGTCAACTCGCTCATTGCTTTAACGTACCGGTCGAATGGCTGGAGGAACACCAATGGGTCTGCGGGGTTGAACTGCCCCACCGAGTTCATCCCCCGGAGCCGCCACACCGCGGCGGGGTCGGACCGGAGCTGGCTGGCGTTGTGGTCGCCCTCTGGGTCGTCGTCCTCGTCTTCGGGGTTGATCGGGTCGACGAAGTTTGCCAACGGGTCGTCTTGTTTGGGGTCCATCAACGCGTATCGTTGCGGGAAGGAGTGGAAGTCGATAGTGACCATGTGTGCTTCGACCAGTTTGTTGATTACCAGCTGCGGCCCATACGCGGGCCGGTGCCGGGGGATCCCGTAGGGTCGGCTGTTGCGGAGGTGGAAGAACGGAATCTGGTCGTAGGGGTTGGGGATCTCGTGACCGGGTGGGAGCTGTCCGGGGTCGCTGTCGGTGGTCGGGTTGTTGTCGTCGTCTTGTGTGGGGTTGGTTTCTTCGTAGGGTTCCCAGTCTTCGAGCAGCTTCCCGGCCCGGCCGGGGGCGGTGATCCATTTCTCGATCCGGTCCCGGTAGTACAGGTTGGCCCGGCGACGTTTCTCGGGTTTCCCGAAGGGGTCGTCCGGTGGGGGGATTTCGATATCCCACGCTTTGATGGTGTGGGACACCTGCAGCGGATTCTCCTCCCCATAGAACACCCGTACGGTGTAGGGTGAGTGCATGAACATGTCGACATCGGTGACCACACCTTGGTCGTCGGTGACCGGCCACACAAACGGGTAGGCGTCCCCGAACTTGCACACGTCCAGGTGTACACCGACATACTCGGCCATAAACTGATTCCGCTGGATGATCTGCTGGATCAGGTCCTGCGCGTGTTGCAGCACAGTGTCCTGTTCTCGGGGGATCTCCTGTTCGGGTGGTTCGGCGTGGACCGCGACCACCGACAAGATGCGCAGCTTCCCCGCGACCACATCGACGGGGATCTTCGCGTAGCCGAAGTCGTCGAGTTCGTCGGCTTGGGCTTTCGCCAGCAGCCGTTTCACCTTCGCCGAAGCGAACGCCTCAGACACTTCACCGTTGTAGAATTCGTCGGCCCGAGTATAGCCAGGTTCGGCTTCCTGCAACTCCCGGAAGCTCTCAACCAATTCGACCGTACCCGGCATCCCGCGTCCCGTCTGGCTTGGGAGACTACTCGTCGGGCACCAGTGTACAGTAGACTCGGCAGGGAAAGTAAGACCGCCCGAACCGGAGGAAGAGGACGTGGGTTTCAACACGAATGGGAAAAACGCTATGGTGGTCGGGCTGACCGACGCTATCGGTGCGGTCAGCGTCCACGACGCGATCCCCGATGACAGCGGGTCGGATGAGATCACTGGCGGGTCATACGTCCGGCAACCAGTGGCATGGTCCGCGGAAGCCCTCGGGGTTTCAGACAACAACGCCCCGGTCACCCATGAGATGCCATCCGGGTCGACTGGGATCACTTACGGGTTTTGGGACACCAGCGGCGGGTCGACGTTCTACGGGCATGCGCTGATCGGGTCGACGCTGTCAGGGTTCGCCGCGGTCGATGCGGACGGGGTCACCAACAACACGATCAAGTCGGCTGGCCATGGCCTGGTCGACGGGGGCCGGGTCGCGGTGTACAACGTCCACGCGGAGTCGCTGCCCACCGGGCTGTCGGAGGGGACTTTGTACCACGTGGTCGGAGCGGCAACAGACACGTTCCAGGTCAGTCTGACCGCGGGTGGGGCAGCGGTGGATATCACGGCGGCAGGCGAACTGTGGTGGCAGAACGGGGTGCCGGAGTCGTTCGGGTCGGCGGGGCAGTTGACCACCGACACCGGTGATCTGGGTTTGAACGCCAACGTCATCTGATCGACCCGGGAGGGAGATCTTGATCAGCAGCCTACAGTTCACGCCTGTGTAGGACCACCCGATGGCCGTCACGCCCCGCGAGGTTCTCACCGACGTTGCGATCAGCACTACTGCCTCGGTTACCACCGGAGCCGGCACACAAGCCACTGATCTGTTGTTGGCAATCGGCATGTCGGAGTTTTACAACCTGTCCGGTAACACCTTCGGCCCGCCGACCGGCGGCGGCTGGACCCAGGTGGCCACGGCCGAACTGCCGGGTGATGACACGAAGCTCCGTGCCTGGGTCAAAACCGCCCCCGGTGGTGCCACCCAAATCGACCTGGACCCGATGATCGATGAGGGTATCGCACTGGCGGTGCTGGTACTTGAGGGTGCAGACCTGGACGACCCGGTGGAGGACTTCGACGGGGCCGCGTCCTCAGCTGCGACCCCGTCGGTGCATGTGGCTCCGTCGGTCAGCCCGGCCAGCGCCGACGCTTTCCTGGTGTGCACGGCGGCCACCGCAGTGTTCGGCGGTGTCGCCGCCTACACTCCGCCCGGCGGGATGGCTGAGGAATTCGAGGTCGGCACCTCCGGCGGCGGTGACACCAGCTTTACCGCGGCTACCGAGCAGCTTGCCAGCTCCGGAGCCACCGGCACCCGTTCGTTTGGGTTCGCGAACAACAACGTGGCCGGGGTTGCCCTGTCGTTGGCGATCGCCGCCGCCGGTGAAGTGATCCCACCGACTACGCCGTTCAAGGTCGCCGACCGGGGTTCGGCGCAGAACCTGACCAGCTCACAGTCAACCGTGGTCGACCTACCAGACGGCGGGTCAATCGACACCACCAACAATATCCTGACCGCCCGGTGGGCCGGGGACAACTCCGGCGGCGGTGGCCAGGCCACTAACGTGGATATCTCCGACCCCCGCGGTAACACATGGGTGGTCGGGGACGCGTCCAACCGGGACCCGGGGGCGGCAAACGCGGGGATCACCGGCCGAATGGCCTACTGCATCCCGACCACGCCATACCAGGACGGCGACGACCTGACGTTCAACTATGGCAACAACACCGCCGCGGATGCAGTCGTGGTGGAGGAGTGGGCAAACATCGACCGGGCTGACCCGATCGCGGTCACCCAGGTGGTTGACAACGGTGGGTCCGCTTCTCCCACGGTGACTATCGTCCCGACCGCCGCGGACCAGTTGATCTACGGCTGGCTGGCGATTGAAGGACCGGCCGGGGACACGTACACCCAGGACGCCGACACCACGAACGGCGTTTGGGTTGGTCTGACCAGCCTGTCCACCGAATCCGGCACCGCCGCGTCGAACGCAACCATCCGCGGGGCATACAAGCTGGTCACCACCGGCGGCAGCCAGACGTGGAACCCGGAGATCACCAACCGGGACTGGGCTGCCGGAATCATCGTGTTCAACCCGGCCCCGGTGGACACAGGGGTGGCGGGTGGTGGTGCCGGTTTCGGTGCCGGGGTTGGGTCGGCGGTAGCGAACCGAACGGGGTCCGGTGCCGGTGTGGGGTGGTCGGCTGGGGTTGGTGTATCTGCAGCTAACAGAATAGCCCGAGGGTCGGGGGTAGGTGCTGGCGGCGGGTACGGGGTTGGTGTCAGCAGTGCGGTAAGTGGGCCGGTGCCTGGGTCGGGGATCGGGGTCGGCGGTGGCCAAGGCACGGCGACAGCAGGTAAAACAGCCACCCAGTCAGGGTTGATTACGGGGGGTGGCTTGGGGGTGGCCGGGGATGTGGCCACCGTCCGGGTCGGGTCTACAACTGGGTCGGCTGCGAGCGCACCGTCTGGGGTAATCACCAAACGGGGGTCACTGTCCGGTGTGGGGTTCGGTGGCGCTCTCAGCCGGGCTGTGATCACGATAGAAGGGCAGCAGAATGCATCGGCGGTGGCCTGGGCGGGTGGGGCAAGCCAAACGGTGACTGTGAAGTCCGCCGGGAGTACCAGCCGGGGGGTGGGTGGTTCGAGTGGTACTGCTGTGGCGGTCCGTGTGGCCACGGGACGCACGGCGGACTGGGTGGGTGTCTTTGGCAGGGTGTTGGGGTCGAAGCTGTCGGGGGTGGTCTCAGGGCTGTTCGGTGGTGGGTTCAGCCTGGGAGCAGTTGAGGCGCAACCGGCAACACCGGAGGTCGCTACACCGGCTAGCCGGGTGACGGTGGTAGCTAGACAACTGGGCCGGGTGACGATGGTGGCTACTGGCGGTAGGATGACGGTGGTACCCAGGGACGGAGGCGGTACAGTTGCCGGCTGATGTGTACGTGCAAAGCCCGGGTGATGTCCTCGATTACCCAATCGACTGGCAGTTCTGGTTGGCTGAGATCGAAGATACGATCACCGACTCAGAGTGGGAGCTCGAAGCCGGGTTGGTGAAAGTCGACGAGTCATTCGATGACAACACCGCAACAGTGTGGGTGTCCGGTGGTAGCGACGGAGCCGACTACGACTTGGTTAACCGGATCATCACCGTAGGTGGGCGGGTGCGACAGAAAACCATCAAGGTAGTGTTTCAGCAACAGTGAGCATCATGCTCTGCGACGCTCACGCTGGACGGAGCCGATCAGGTTGGCGTGGAAGGTGTTGTACTGCCCAGCCATCCGAGTCCGGGCAGCAGCCAGCTCGTCGTCGCTCATCCCCCGGTACTTGTCAAGATGCGGTTTGATGCCCCTGTGGTAGTCGTCGATCGCGTCGGCCACGGTCGGGCGGAGGCTGGAACCGCTGGTCGGCAGGGTGTCGCCGGGGGCGAACCGGTAGCCTTTCCGGGTCCTACTTCCAACGGAGATATTCCCGGACCTAGCCCGGATCTGGGTAGTCTGTTCGGTTTTGGTGAGTGTCCCAACCTTGTTGCCGTCGGGGCCGTACACCTGGTAGACGGGTTTGCCGGCGTAGTCGGTGTCGCCTTGATCACGGACTTCGTAGCCGGCGGGTGCGCCTCTGGCGGGGATCTTCTTCCCGGGCCGGGCTGCGGTCTTCGGCTTGGCTCCGCGTCTGTTGATCTCTGCGCGGGCCTGGGTCTTCTGGTGGGCTGGCGCATCTGGGTCCGCTACGAGCGCTTTCAAGTCGTCGGTTGTGGCTGCCCCGATGCCTTCGCGCTGGACACGGGCCGTTGGGCTGTCCTTCACGACGTTGCCGCGGACGATGTCCACCTGCGATGGCCGGTCGACCTTCGCACCAGTCCGCCGGTCGACCCAATCGCCAGCATCTTTGGGGTTCTGGCCGACCGTCCGGATCTCAACTGGCTCCCTGACTGCAGGTGTCTCGGTGACGCTGTTGGGGGCAGCGACTTCGTGGATGGTGGCGATCTGGTGCCGCGGGATCTGCTGCCGCTTACCGTCCACTATGAGCGTACGCCGTTGGGTGCCCCATTCGGCGACGTTGCCGGTGACCTGCTTCCCGTCGCGGGTAACGATGGTGATCTGCTTACCACGCCAGATCTCGCGTTGCCTGAGTGGCCGGCCGAGTTCGCTGGTTTCCATCTGGGTTCCTCCGGGGGTTGACCCCTCCTGCGGGGGTGTTCTACCTCCATTAAACCCCACACCACGTTCCCTGTCAACCCCACTGCCACTGTCGTCGGGTCTGATGCTGGCGTCCGCCGCATCGAACACCACCAACTGGTTCCCGGCCAAGTGGTCGTTGCCTTCAGCCCCCCGCACCTCCACCCCATCGTGACCGCGTTCCTTCAACCGGCGGGTGAACTCCTGCACCGACACCCGCTCACCCGGCTTAACCACCCCCGCACCCTCCAACGCCCGCTGCATGACCGCCCGCGCGTCCCGATCACCCGGCCGGGCAGTGACCACAAACGGATTGGACACACTGGCCTGGGCCGGCAACTGCTCGGCGCGGCCCACACCGAATCGCCGCTCACCTTCGGCGAATCGGTCCGAATCGGCCTTACTGGTGTGCAGGTAGACACCTTCACCGAAGTAAGACCCGCCACCCTCCCAACCCACCTGGGCCAGCTTGAGCCCCTCAGCCCGCGTCTTATCAGGGTCAGGGGTGGTCCGCCACAGGTCGGAGTGGGTAATCGGTTTGCTGCCCGGTGCCTGCGTCGGCTTCGGCAGAGCCGTCGACCGGACCTCCCGCTGCAAATGCGAATGGTCGGAGCTCCAGACAAACCGCTCCTCCAACCCACCACCCTTGACTGGTTTCCACTCCCCTAGCGTCATTTTCTCCCAGCCGCCCGACCTGGTGTCCGGCACGAACGAAGACATCCCCCGGTTCCCACCGAACCGTTCCAACGAGATGTTCTGGATCCGGACACCCGGCCCCTGCCCATGTGGACCCCGCTCGACCCGCTCGATGACCGTCCCCACTCTCGACCCGTTGGTGATCAGATCGCCAGTCTTGAACCGAGGTTTGACCGGCTGGTCTGACCCCACCGGTGGCAGCACCGACACGGGCGCCCCCTTCTTCTGCAGCCGCTCCACCGACTGGTGCTGCTCCGGTGTCAGCTGCTGCTCTGCCTTGTCTGACAGTAGACCGGCCCACCGCTGCCGGCTTCCATCCGACGGGTGCAGCTCCGCCATCCGCCCCCGGTGCTCCCCAGCCTTCTCCGACAGCCTCACCGCCCACGCGGCAGCCTCCGGACTGCCCTTCCGGACGAACTCGCCGCTATTCGGGTTGCGGGGGTGATGCTCCTCCCGCCACCGGCGACGGACACCACGCACAGCACGGGCCATACCGTGGAGTCTACCGCACGGTGGTCATCACCGGTAGAACTACCGACGGCGGCGGCCCCGCAGCTTCCGCGTCCGGGCCGCTTTCCGGGACATAAGCGAACGCTGCGCATGGGTCCGGCCGGCGTTAGAAATCCGGGCAGCCTTCGACTTGGTCATCCCCTTCCGCCGCAACGCCCGGTACACGTCGTGGCGGTGTTTATATACGAAAGCCGAAGCGGCCACCCCTAGAACTGACCACTCCCGACCACCCCCATTTCTAAGTGCCTCGCAGCAGGTGTCAAACCCGAGGCGGCCAACACCAGGTGCCAGGTCCGGTGCCCTCTCGCCGGGAGGTGGCCCAGTAGGTGTCGTAGCCATCCAGGTGGACCTGCAAGTTCACATACGGGTCGTCACCGAACACCTGGACGACGGTGGCCGGGTAGGGTTCGCCAGCTGAGACCGGATTGCCGACGACACCGCCGCCGGCAGCTTTCAGATCGACCCGGCGTTTGATGATCAAGTTGACGTCGGTGTCGCCCAGTTGGTAGTGCACGACCTGGCCGAGGGTGGGGGTTGCCATGGGCTCCTCCAGAAGATTCGCAGGTGATCAACGTCAGCGTATCACCTTCCCAGTAACGTCTGACTGTCACTTCCGCCTGCGTCGTCCCATCTTCTCCGACACCCGGTCATCCCACCGCTTCGGTTTCGGCAGTGGCTTCCGGTCTTCCGGGTCGTCCACTACCACCCGCCGCCAGCCGTGTTTCTTGTCGAACCACACCATCCCCGGTTCCGGTGGCGGCCCGGGCGGCTTCGAACTCAGGTCGACCGGTTCCCCGGCCGGCGGGCTGAACTTGCGGTTGGTCACCATTGTCATCACTTCCCTGGGCGTTCGAACTCGAGCGGCTCAAACGACGCCACTGATATCGCATGTTGCAGGACCTCGTCGATCGGTGCGTCGACCACCAACCCGGTGATGGTCATATCCGGGCGGACGCCGGATGCCCGGACTGCGGCGGCACCAGACCACCGGTGGTGTCCGTCGACCACGTACCCGTCGCCGGAGGTCACTAACAACCCACCGGGGAGCCAGCCAGATTTGGCCATCGATTTGGCGATCTTCCCAGTTTTGGCGCCGGAGATCTCCGTCTGCGATGGGCGGAGGGTGGTCGGGTCGAGTTCGGCGATCCGGACTTGGACACCTTTGGACTGGAGCAGGTCCAGGAACGGCCGCATCTCAGCTTCGCTGGTGCCGAGTTGTGGCATCTTGGACCGGTCGAGTGCGTCGGCCTTGTCGGTAGCGAACATGGTCCCATAACCGCCGACATCCAGGTGGGCAAGGTTGGCGCTGGTCTGCGGCGGGGGGTCGGTCAGTGCGTGCAGCAGTTCGTCAAGCTGGGGGGCATCGATCGATGCGCCCTCGCCGCGGGCCAGGGCGTCGTAGGCGTTGCGGATGGCGACGTCGTCCGGCCCACCGCTGCTACGTTCGGGTCCGGGTCTGCTGCTGCCGATCTTGTCAGAGATCTGCTCGGCCCAGTCAGTGGCTGCGCCAGTGCCTTTACGGACGAACCGGCCGTTTCTGAGGTTCCTCGGGTGGTCAGCCGGGTTCCACCTGCGGCCACGGCGGAGACTCCGAGTTAGGCGTGCCATACCGAGAAGTCTACCGCACGACTGCTGCCATGAATGTCTGCCGGCTACCGGCGTTTGCGGGCACCACCACGACGGGCCGCGACACGGCCGAATGCGGCGGCGGCCTTCCGGGTCATGCCCTTGCGCCGGACCATCTTCTTGGCGACGCGTTTCGCGGTGCCGCTCTTGGAAACGTAGATTCCTGCCATGGGTACAGCGTACCCGTGGTGGGGGGTGGGTGGCAAGAGCCGGTCCCCCGGGTGCTGTGAACCCGGGGGACCGGCGGAGGAGGAGGGTGGTCATTGGTAGTTGGCGAAGGTGGCGACCAGGACGCCGAGGACGACCAGGGCAGCGGCGACCCTGATCAGCTGCTCGATGGCTTTCATGGGGTGTCGCTTTCCTGGGGTCCAAGGAATCGGCTGGCTTCCATGACGTCGACGAGCCGGCGCAGCTGCTCGTAGACGCTGGCGGTGTCGTCGTAGGGGTCGGGTGGTCCGTACGGTAGGCTGAACCGCCGCCGCAGCCCGTCGAAGTAGTCGCGACTGGCCTGGTTGTTGGACATGATCCCGACTCGGCCGCCATGCTTGTGGGGGCAGTCGATCGTGTCGGGGTCCGGCACAGCTGCGGCGTGGTCGTAGGCAGTGTGCTGGTAGCGGGCATCGGCGTGGACCAAGCTGCCCTGGTCGTCTCGGTGGGCGCGGTTGCCGCAGATGCTGCACCTGGCGAGGCAGAGTTCGTGGGGGGTGTCGGACCCGCCGACCCAGAGCCGGTCGCCGGTGTAGGGGTTGATGGCGGTGAGGTCGCTGTAACCGCCTGCTTCGACGGCCAGGTAGGCGAACTCACCCCAGGTGTGGTGGTCGACCTTCGGATAGTGGGGGCCACCGAACCGGTCGGGGGTGAAGTGGACGAGGTCACCGCCGGTGTCGCGGGGGTTGGCGTTGGGGTCGGGTGGGGTGTAGGTCATTTCGGTCACTCCTTCCAGAGCTGGGGGTCGTGGTCCCAGTGAGTGCACTCTCGGGTGCCGCCGTCGCCGTCGCTGCGGGGTGGGCAGCCTGGCCCGTGTGTGCCGGTTGCGGGTTGGTTCGGGCAGGCCATGCCGGGGTCGGTGTGGCCGCGGTGGGGGGTTCCGGGGCAGGCAGGGGGTTCCATACCCCCATCGTACCACGCCCCAGCGTCCCTGTCAATTCTCCTGTCACACGTAGAGGCATTGCCGCCAAGACACCCGGCACACCAACTCTATCATCGCGCCATCCCCCGTTCGACAGACCGGCGGGTTTTGCTGTACGCGCATCGCAGGGTCTTGACATCGGCAATCTGGAAGATCTGGGCGTAGTTGCGCATATGCTGGATACCACGGTCCTCGGTGCATTCGGGTGGGACAAACCCAAACTCGCGGGCAACATCGGTCAACACGAAAGCACCTCCGGGGGCAGAGAAAGGGTCCACATACCCATCGTAGCACCCTCCCGCGCCTCTGACAATCTCTGTGTCAGTGTTGGTGTAGTGTCTCCCCCCCGGCACGGCGACGAGGACGCAGGAGCCGCCAAACACCAGACCCAACCGAGTCTAACAAATCGTCGTGCGCCGCCCGGGGGAACGACATCTGCTGCTGTTCCAACTTCACCAACCGCCGAGCATGTTTCACCTGCCCAAGCTGGTACAGGTTGAGGACGTTCCCCGCCCGAACCTCCTTCGGTTCAGTCTGGGTGACCGTCACCACCGGGACCCCCATATTGTGCAAGATCGATTGCCAATGCTCCCCACCGTCGTTGATCTCCACCAGTACCGCTCGGATGCGAGACCTACGAGCGACGATCTCCAGCAGGAACAACCGCAGCTCCTCGCCGACCTTCCGGATCTCGACCGCTTCCTCAACACAACACTGCGCCGGAACACCCTTCCGGGCCGGGGCGTACCCGATCACACTGATGCCAGCAAAGTCCGCCGTGTTCTTCGTCGACTTCGACGGGTCCAACGACAGCAGCTCGAACGTGATCCCCTCTGGCCGGCCGTAGGTGTAGTCGTCGGGGGTCCAATACGACCCGTCGGTGCCGACCGGTTCGTTCTCGAAGTTCATCTTGTACGACCGGGTATGCCTGATCAACGCCAGGTATACCAAGTCCCATTTCTCCGGCCAGATCGACCGTTCCGACCCATCATCACGGGTCAGGATCGGCTTAGCGTGGTGGACTTTGAAGTTCTCATCGACGATCCACTGCTCAGCTTTCCGTTCGTCCTCATCTAGATCATCTGCCGAGTGACGGACCAACGCATGGACGATCGACCCAGGCATCGTGACAGTGCCAATCAACGTGACAAACGCCCGCTCGTTCAGCGGCAGGATAGCGTTCTGGAAGGTCGACAGCCGTTTCTGCCGCTGGTACTCCGAATAAGTCCCTTCGGGGGGTTCGATGTCGTCGAAGACGATATGGGTGGGGCGGTGTTCGTCGATCTTCATACCCAAGGATGTGGAGTCGATCCCCTTGGCGGCCATCGCAAACCCAGATTTAGCGTAGTACATAGTCTGGGTGTCGGAGACGGTTTTACCGGTGTACCGGCGGGCGGGTTCACACAGCTCGGGGTAGTCGGTCCTGAGGAAAACGTTGTCGCCGAGCTCCCGTTTGAAGGTCGCTAAGTGCAGCTCGGACTGGCCACCGGAGTCAGCGAACGCGGCGATGAACCTGGCGTGCCCATGGGCGGCGGCCCACATGGGGATAACCAGGAACCACCAGGTGGTTTTCCCGGTGTCGCGGGGTGCGACGTAGGCGTCTCGGTATTCGCGGGGTTCGGGGTCTACGATCAACGCCCACAACCGGGCTTGCTTGGCCCACAGGAAGTGGCAGTCGGCGAACGACAAAACCCCGCGGTGGTTACGGAGGTGTCGACGCATGTAGACGATCGCGAACAGGAACGGGTCGAGCCGGGTCAGGGTCCTACGGCCTTCGGGGGTGTTCAGCAGCCGTGGGTCGAATTGGGCGAGGTACTCATCCAGGTCGAACGACTCGCTGTTGACGTCTGGGTGGTACGGGTCGGCGATCCGTTGCCGGTCAGTCTCCGTAGTGACGACGGTCGGCATTGGCCTGCTCGCGGAGTTGTTGTTCTTCTAACGCCATCTTGGCTTTGGCGGTGTTGACCATGTCGGCCAGCTCCGCGTCGGCTTTGTCCAGCTCGTGGTGGGTGATGTCAACCTTGACCGGCTTGTACAACCCCTCGTATTTAGCAATCTGCTCGGAAATCCTGATCGCGGCATTGACCGCCTTGTCGTCACCCTGTTGTATCTTCGGTTGCAGGTATATGAGATACGACTCGAGCCGTGCGACTTGGAACTTACGCAACTCCTCCACAGCCGGTACGATGATCTGTTCGATCTCCACTTGCACCCATTCGGTGATGGTGCGCCTGGAGACGCCGAACTTCTCGGCTGTCGCTTCATGGCCGGCGCCACTGAGGACCATCTTGAATGCTTCGGCGCGTTGCAATGCCCGCTCGGGGCGGCTGCGGGTAGCTTTGGTGGTTGCCCGCGGGTGGTCGGGGACCAGAACCGATTTGGTGGTCCGGCCATGGGGTGGGGGCAGTTGGCCTTCTTCGCGGAGTTTCCGGATATCGCTGCGGATGGTGGTGAGGTGGTACCCGAGTGAGACGGCGATTTGTCTCTGTCTGATCCCATCAAGCACCATCGCCCGTACTCGGTCGCGGCGCTCGTCAGGTGTCACCTTCTGAGTGTAGCTGGCACACTGGGTACGTGTCTATTCAGGACCCACCCGCCCGGGTCAGCTGTAGCTCAAGCCGGCGCAGTCGGTCTTCGATGCCGCCGCCTGCCCGTTCGCCGTTACGCATCCGCCCGTCAAGCCGGCATTCGAGCTCATATAGCCGCTGGTCGAGCCGTTTAAGCTGCTCTTCGGCCGCCTGTAACCGCTGCTCGGGTGTGCTCTGTCCTACCACCGGTCACCCATCCCTGAAGTATTCCCTCCGTGGTTACTGTACCACCATGTCACGTCGCCGGTGCCGGCGAACGTGGCCCCAGCGTCGCGGCAGTCCAGGATGTACCGCCAATCTTCCTGTGGGAGGGTCCACCCGTCGGGGTGGTCGGTCCGGAATCGGATCCTGCCGGCGATAGACCAGGCCACCATGACGGTCATAGTGGTGTGATGGGGGTTCTCGGGGTCGAACTTCTTACCGCGGTTCAGTGCAAACGACGACCGTTGCAGGGCGGGGTTCCCATCGAACCAGGAGTATAGGTAATCGGCGCCAGTCTCTTGGTGCAGTTTGTGGAGGGTCTCGAGGTGGTGTGGGTACCACCAATCGTCGTCGTCTAGGAAGGCGACAAAATCGGGAGGGCCAGTTTCGTGGTTGGCGGCCATGTCAAGGCTGTTGTTGCGGGCGGCAGCGGCTCCCCGATGGGCAAGGTCCACAGTGAGCCAAATCTTCCGGATAGGAAGGGTTTGGCTGTAAACCGAATCGATTGCCCGTTCGAGCTGTTTGGCTCGGGGTGGGATGGAGGGGATTACGATGTCGATCACCGGTGTCATCTGTTGACCTTCTGACTAGTGCCGGCACCGGGCCAGCCACCGCGGTCAGTGGTGGATCGGGTATTCAGTGGCATAGTAAGCGCCGTTGTCTCCGGTCCGGGCTACCCAGTGGGTCTCTGATTCTTGGCACCACTCGAGCGCTGGCGCGGTGTTGTCGCCTGCCCGGTCGGTTCCGGTCAGCTTCTGGGCGGCTCCGAGGTTGCCGGCGAGCCCGACCAGCGCGATCGACGACTCGCCGTTGTAGGCGTGATACACCAGCCACGCCCGTGGCGCCATCTTCTCCCGCATCGCGGCGGTGAGCTCCTCGAACCGGGCTCCGTCTACCTCGTCTTGGACTTCCACCGAGTCGGCGGCGAGGGTGAGGTTCACCCCGGGCAGGGTCTCACGGTCCACGGCGATGACGTACCCGCCGAAAGTCGGGTACGGGAACAGTTCGCCGTCGACCAGCAACCCCACCGTCTGGCGGCGATCCTTGCCAGGGAACCCGGAGCGGATGACGGCTATTTTCGGAAACCGCACAGTCTTTCTCCTTGGGGGGTTTCTTCTACTCGGGATGGATGAGGTCGGCCCATCGGCGGTACCCGTCGGCAGCCGAATGGTCGTGTTGGTGCAGTTCGCCAGCTGGGATGGTCGGGTCGACCACTGCTGTTGTCTTGGAGTAGTACCGGTCGATCCGGACCCCGCAGCCTTGGTGTGTTGCTTGTTGGAGCAGTTTCTCGGTGTGTCGGGTCTCGGCTAGTCGAAGTTCACGGATGGCCTCGTTGACCAGCCCACTGATGGACTGGTCGATCCCGGTGTGGCCGTCGCTGGTCACAGGTGGGTACGTTCCGCCCGGCCGAGTACCGCGGGGTCGATGTCCTGGTCGGGTGAGACCTGCCCGCGAGCGATGAACGCCAACGCGGACAGGACCAGGATGTTGACTGCGGCGATGCTCTGTTGGGTGGCGTCAAGTCCGTAGGCGGCCAACAGCGCGAACGTGGCTGCGACGAAGGTAGTGAACACCGCGGGGACGACCGGGCGGACCCGGATGGCCATCCACACGCCGAACCCGGTGTTGATGACGGCGATACCTGCGGCGGCTTGGTGGTCGGTCAGCCCGGGCATACCGAATCCGACCAGGACACCGAGAGCGGCGGCTGCGAGTTGGGTCCACAGGGCCGGTTCACGACCGAACACGCGGGGTCCGTTCATGGGAGAAGCTCCAATCGGGCCGGGGTCACAGGCGGGTCGGCGTGGCGGTTAACTTGCCACAGGTCCTGTCCGGTCAGGGTACCATCCTGTATGCGCAGGATCAACTGCAGCACACGGGGGTCATGTGCGTTGTCGATGTCGGCGGCCGAGGGGTAGGTGGTAGATGATGCGGTGGTGTGGGTGTGCCAGACACACAGCGGGTGCAGTTGGAGCTGGTCGGCGAGTTGGTACACCTCAAGCTGGGTGGGAGGGTCCATGGTATAGAAGTGGGTGGGGTTGGGGTGGACGTTGGGAACCGGGAGGGTGCGTGTTGCGTAGTACCGGTCACCGGTCACCCGACCGAGGATGACCCCGCAGGATTCGTTCGGGTAGTCGGTGGCGGCACGGCCGGCGATCGTGTCGTAGTCGAGGGGGTTCAGGAACAGGGTGCAATTGGGACGGTCAGACATTATGTGCAGCCACGCCAGTCCGTGAAGAAGGCAACATACACCGCGAAGACGACAACCGCCAGCCAGTACACCCGCCACCAACGTCTAGCGGTTACCGAATGGGCAACTTTAGACACGGAGGTACCCCCGGATCTCCAGTTCTATCCACGCTTGGTTCCAGTTGTGGAACCGAACGGCCCGGTCGTCGATGTAGGCGACCGCGGGTAGTTTCCGGTTGGTGATGAGCAGCATGTCTTGGCGGTTCCAGAACTGGCCGTCCCATTCGGGTGGGGTGAGGCCGGGGGCGGACCAGCTGGGCAGTTCGGTGTCGGTGACCCAGTCGAACAGTCTGCCGTTCAGGTCGAGCCAGGTCCCGACCTGCAGCAAGTCACGGGTGGTGTAGATGCACACGGCGCCGTACTCCATCAGCCGGGCTAGCCGGTCGAACGCGCCGCTGATGGGCGGGTCGTAGCAGGTGCCGTCGTGCCATCCCTTGGAGTAGCGGTGGATGACGCCGTCGAAGTCGACTGCATATGTGCGCATCAGTTGCCCCCGCCGAGCTGGGGGACACGGGCACCTTGCGCATACAGGTCGATCGCCACTGCCACCGGTGGGCGGTCGTCGTAGCCGATCCGCCGCAACACCGCAGCCAGGCTATGGATCTGGGATTGTTGGTCGTCGGGGTCCAGGAAGGCCGGCCTCTCGGCGAGCTCCGCACCGCCGTCGAGGATCCACTGGGCAAGCTGGATCACCTGCTCAGGGTCGGCCTGAGCGACTAACATCGGCCCCCGGGCGGACAGCAACTCCCTGGCTGCTTGGGCGGCGACCACTCGGGCACGTTGGTCGGGGTTGAGCGGGTCGGGTGGGGTGTTCTTCTCCTGGTCGGCCTTGTCGTTCATCCGGTCCTCCAGATCCAGAACGCCAACCCGGCACCGAGCGCCGTGTTGGCCCACAGCAGCGATTCCACAGGTTACTCCCCTCGGTCGCTATGTTGGATTACTTCGTCACCGAAATGCAACACCAGCACCGCGACACTGGCTGCGCCGCAGATGGCGAACACAGTAGCCGCTAAAATGCCAACGAACACCAGCAAGATGAGCACAACTATGACGTACAACGCGCCGGCACAGGCGGAGGATATCCCATAGATGAGGATTCTCCTCCCGGCGGCGGAGTCCATCAGGTGGTCCTCGTGATCCAGAGGGTGCCGAGGAAACACACGGTGATCACCACAGCCAGGGCGATGATGACCACAGCTTGGGCTGCAGGTAGGGAGGGTTTCGGGGGTCCCGGGGCGGCGGTCATGGCATCCCATCTAGGTAGATCTCGGGGAAACACTGTTCGGCGCCGCAGGGTGCCATATCAAGCACCTGGATGGCGCGGGCTGCGCCGAGTTCGGACCAGCCGGTGGTCAGCGGCGGGTAGAATCCGCCGGCCAGGCCGTGTTTGTTACCATCTTCGACTGTGCGGAGCCCTGTCTGTTCGGGTGCGTCGTCGCCGGCCGGACACGCAGCAGGACGGTCTTGACGGGGGCCGCGAGCGAGCCGGCCCTTGCGGGGGCGGTGGGCGACCTGCGGGTCGCTGTCATGGGTGGTAATGTCGCCGTAGGCGAGGTAACCCGGGAGGTTTCTGGTCACGTGCTGTTCCTACCATCTCCGGCCGGTTGGCTGCGGTACCACCACTTGCGATCCTCGAGTAAATATGCTTCCACCCCGCCGGGGGCGAAAAGGGCATACACATGCTGTGGGTTGTCAGGGTGTGGGTCGTTGTCGACCAGCCAAAACGTCTTCCCCTGATCGTGGGACATTGCCCGGGTGTCGCGGCGGTTCTGCCACCACGGCGTGCCGGATATCTCGGTACGGTCTACCCATTCGGCTGGGTCGTCGGTCAGTGGACTGAGTGCGTGTCCCTGCAACAGCTGGTGGAGTTGCCAGATCGCTGTCTCAGCGGACCCGCCGGAGTGGCCATAGGAGAAGAACTCTTTCACGGTCCGGACGAGGCTGGCCACGTAAACAGGGTCTTCGGCGGTCTGGCCACACAGGTCGAGTTCGCGGATGGCGTGGTTGACGTGGGGGCTGTCTTCGAGGTGGATGCCGCGTTCCCCGCCGACGGTGGAGTAGTCGAGGTCGATGTACGGTTCGGCGATAGCGCCGTCAGGTGAGACTGCGGGGTAGAACCGCACCATCAGCTCTTGGAGCAGCTGCCGGGTAGTAGCCAACCCGAGGTTGGGTCGGTCAGACGGACCGAGCCAAGTCAAGTCAGCGGCGTCGGCGAGGTCGTCGACATCGGGCGTCAGGTGGGCGGTCATAGGGTTTCTCTCTCCTTCTCGGGGGTCCATCCGCGGGTGTTGGTGAGGTAGCTGCCCAACAGTATCCGAGCATGGGACAGGACGCTGCTGGTCTGTTCGTGGGCTTGCCCGAGCGGTGGCGAGCGTCGGGCGGCGACCAGGTCGTCGTCGGTCAACCCGAGCATCTGGTCGGCTCTCAGCGCCTTGGCGAAATACTCGGTGATTGCCCACCGCGGGTGGTTCCGGTTGACCATATCCAAAGCATCAGCGGCGTGGTGTCTGATCCGTCCGTGCAGTGCGTGCCGGTCAGCGTCGGGGTTGTGCTGGACGGCCTGTGCCAGCAGCCACCCGGTGGAGATGAACAGCAGGTTATAATGGTGGTCATCTATGATGGCCCGCTCGTTGAACCGGAGCCGGTCAAGCGCGGTGATGACTGCGCAGAGGATCCCGTCGGCGGCCATCAGCGCACCGGGGATGGCGATCCGGCGAGCTGCGGAGTCGGCGACGTCGCCTTCGAACAGCTGCCCGGTGCTGCTGTTGGCGAGGGTGGTGAGGTGGCCGCGGAGCAGGCTGTGTAGGGCGGCGATCCGTTCGAGGTATCGGGGGTTCCGTTTGTGGGGCATCGCGGAGCTGCCGACTTGGTCGGTGGTGGGTTGTTCGGTGGCGTGGCCGAGTGTGACCATCGCGCGGAGGGTAGCGGCCAGCCCGGTGTAGGGGGTGGTCAGCAGGGTGAGGGTGGCAGCAAGTTCAAAGTCGAGCAGCCGGTGATATGTCTGTCCGGTAGCAACCGAGACGGGGTGGTGGCTGGTGGCTGGCCCCATCGCGACCAGGGCGGTGTCGATCAGCTTCTCGATGGCTGCTTCGTCGGGTGCGAGTCCAGTGAGATCGCTGCGGGTGCCGACTGCGCCACCTAACACCCGGACGGGGTAGTACCTGCGGAATTGGGCGAACCGACCATGGGTGTAGAGGGTCTGGTCGAGGTAGTTGGCGAGCCGGCGTCCGACGGTGTATGGCTGGGCGGGGAGTCCGTGGGTGCGGGCAGCGGTGGGGGTGGTCCGGTGTGCGTCGGTGAGGTTGGTGAGCCGTTCGGTGGCGGCGGCCCAGTGCTCGTTGATGATCCCGAGGCTGGCGAGGATCTGCCCTTGGGTGACGAGGTCTTCGATATCACAGGAGGTCAGGCCGCGGTGGAGTAGGCCGAACTGTCCGCCATGACGGCTGAGACCGGCGAGTTCTTCGAATGCCATCAGGTGGGCTTGGAGGTGGTGGCCGGTCTGGAGCTCTTTGTCGTGGATGTGTTCGGCGTTATATGCGCCGATGACAGCTTCGTAGGCGGCCAGGGCATCGCCGTGGTCATGGTCGGTGGCGATCATGCCGTTCTTGAGTTGAGCGCGGAGGACGGCGACCCACAGTCTGCGGCGTTGGATGGTGGTCTCGCGGTCGGTCCACAGATTGCGGAGGGCAGCGGATGCCCAGCGTTCGTTCGAGTCGTGCATTTCCGGGGTTTCTCCTCCCATGGACCCAACCCAGCCTAACAGGCTGGCAATGGTTGTGTCAACTCACGACGATCAGGGCGACCAATACCCCGATAGCAGCCAACCCACCGGCGGCCACCAACCCGGCCACGACGATCTCGAACCACAACGGGACTCTGCGGTGGTGGGAGGACCGGACACCGCGGTCGGTTACGGGTGCAATCCCCGCGATCACTGTGGTCCAACCTCATCAGCCGGCTCATCAGCCGGCTCATCAGCCGGCTCATCAGCCGGCTCATCAGCGAACGTTTCCTCGGTCAGATCGACCAGCCGGTCGATCGCTGAGGTCAACCTGTCCCGACCATGTGAATCCAACGGCCGCAGCACTGCATAGGCGTGGAACAGCTCCGCCATGGCAGTCATAATGGGCGCATATTCCTGGTCCTGCCTGGCGCAATCGCGACACTTGTCGGCAACCAGTTTGATCCGGTCTCGATCATACTTCATTGGTCCCCTCCTTAACCTTCGATGATTTAGACGATCGGCGGGTGTCGATCAACTCACGCCACGCGGCGGTCAGCTGCCCGTAGTCCCCGCCAAGGCCCGGCAGGCTGAATCCCAGCGAGATCGCATCGGCGTGCGTCAAGCCATGCCGCCACAGGAAGCTCGAATACACCCCGGCCAGCTGTCCACCGATGCACCGGGCGCAGTTTGCAAGGTCCAGCCGGTCCCGGTCGATCCAATGCAACCACCCGGGTTCGTGCTCTTCCAACCAGGCCGCGCCAGCTTGGACCCGCTCAACGACGATGCTCACGTCGGCTCCTCTCTAACCAGGTGCAACATCCTGGCGCGGTCGTGGGCGATCTGCCGCCCATACAGCAGGTCGGTGGCCGCGTCGAACAGGTCAAACGCGTCCAGCCTAGCGTCTAGACGGAGCCATTCCACGAGCTGGTCCAACCCGTACACACCCTGCGCCTGATAGATATCGTGGGAATGGGCCGTGCAGACCAGGATCGGGTCACCGTACACCCAGTCCCGGCCGGCGAGCCGGCCCGCCTCAGCAGCTTTGAACCGAACCGTGGCCTTCTTCTCACAAGCGGGGACGACACATCCGGGCAGGTTCTGGTGTTCGATTCCCCGGGTGAGTTCTGTCCGGATACACTGTTCGGTCTCGGGTTCGTCCAAGTCGAACGAAACTGCCATCGAGGCCACCCCACCGCGGATCAGCTCCGAGTCGTCCAGCAGGCCGGGTGGTTCGGTACTGGTGGTCGACGCCACCGGGATTGGGCGGGTCTTCAGGACCCGCCGGTCAGGCAAGATCAACACGTAGACCAGCAGTTGCCCACGGTCGCCGCGGTACAACCCCCGGCCAAGGTCTTCCCACTGCTCGACGTCAGGGTGTTGCTGGTGCAGTCGGGCCTGCCATTCTGGGGTTAGTGTCACAGGGTGGTCACCACCACCTGGCAGGGTGCCACACCGGACACTTCATCGGACACCGGCGGCTGGTCCCCGACGCTGATCCGGCAGGTCAACCGGTCCATCGGCAGCTCAGGGATCACCAGCAGCTCCACCCTGACTCCCCGGGGAGCAACGTCTTTGTAAGTGTAACTCGGGCCGGTGACTACCGGGGCTTCACCTCGGACCCCGACCAGCCAGAAGAACTGGACCCGGTTATCGCCGGGTTCCCAGTGGGCGGAGAATTCGACAGGGATGTGGTCGCTACGCTGGTCGTCGCCGGTGGGCGACTGGAAGATGATGTAGCTACCGGTCACGGCGGCGATGATCAGCATAGCGATGATGCCGAAGGTCTTAGTGCCTGCAGTGGTATCCACAGCTACTCCTGGTAGGGGTTGGAGTGTAGGGTGTCAGCGATCTGCCACCACCGAGCGTGGCGACGTTGCCGTTCGGCCAGGTCTAGATGCCAATAACGGGAGTCGGTCTCGTTGGCAGCTTCGACCCTAGCTCGGGCAGCAAGGATACGCCGCTCCTCGTCAGTGAGGGACAGCCCGACGATCTCACCGTCGGCAAGTCTCCGCAACAACCATTTAACTAGCTGTTGGTTCATGTGGGCCGGCCGGGAGTCGAACCCGGACGACAACCAGGAGTGTGGACGTGTACCCGCGTTGGCTTTCGCGCCACGGCGGTCTCCTCCAGTGGTCTGCTCTCCTCTTGGCATACCAGCCCGGGCACCGGGGGCGGTGTGACACCGCCCCCGGTGGTGCGTCTCTAGGAGGGTCCTTCCTGTGGTATGTCGCCCAGCTGCCCGTGTAGCTCCTCTGGGTTGGCCCACGGCGCAGCCCGCCGCAACATCGCGACCAGGTCAGACAAAGCGCTAAGGCCGACCGGGTGTTCATCCTGGCCCCACTTGCTGAACCAACGGTCGACCGTCGAGTCGACCCAATCCAACCCCGGATGTTCCGGCCCGGACGGTGCAGCGCTCTTGAGGTCACTGATCAGCCGGAACGCCAAGCCGGCGTCTTCGGTGCGCATCTCGAAGTGCCGGCGGACAACCGGCTCGATCCACTCGACACCCTCCGACGACGGCCGCGGGTAGACCTGCTCGACCGTCTCGGCCCGGCTGACCAGCCACTCGACGAGCTTCGCCCAACTGGCCTTGTACGGTCCGGTGCGGCCGGTGGTGTACCACAGGCCGTTGATTCGGGTGGCGATGTAGGTGTACGCGTGTGTCGCAGCGGTCTCGCTGGTGACGACCCGCAGGATCGTCCCGTCCTCATGGGGGTCCTGGTCGGGGAACTGGTCGAGCGCGGCGAGTTCCTGTTCGATCTGCCGTATCCGTCGTGCCAGCATACGGCGCCGCGACTGGCTGGCAGTGGGCCGGCGGTACACGGGGGTGGGTGCGGCGAGGACGGGTACGGCGAACGGGTCATGTTTTACGGTCGTGTAGTCCATGCTCTCTCCTGGGGTCGGGGGTTGGGTTGGTCCATGGGGGCCTAGCTCCTATCTCGGTCCAAACCTCCGGGGTCAAGCCTCCACCTTACCACGCACCCGTATCAATTGGCAATCCCCTTGTCAGCTCGATATCCCTGTTATACCTCACGCAACGCGACCGCCAACTTCGCCCACGATCGTTGCGCCGACCGCCACGCCCGATCCCACGAAGCGAACGACTGCCGCTGCACCAACCGCCGGCCATCCGCCATGATGTAGTACTCCCAATCCCACCGGTGGCGTGGCCACAGGCACCGGCCATGCCACCGGGCACCGCGGCGGCAGCCGTAGCAGTACGTCCGGAAATAGACATGGAGATCTACCACAACCGATCCTGGTATTCCGGTGGCTCGAACAGTGCATTGTCCACCAGCCGGCGATATTCCTCCGGGGTCAGGTCGGGTTCCGGGCATTCACCACAACCGCACCACACGACGACTGGACCGCGCCGGTTCGCAGCGTGCAGCTCGACCGGGGTCGGGCAGTCGCCGGCAGCGGCAGGCATCAGTCGACCGGCCAGAGCCGCATCCGGAACCGGACCCACCATGGGATGTGGTGCAAGCAGACAGTGTGGCCTTTCCCGTAGCCGAATGTGAAAGCATCGGAGTTGTATTTCCCACAGCGGCAGCATTGGAACTGGCGTTGTTTAAGCGCCCGCCGAAGTCTCGTCTCGATATACTCGTCGGTGATTTGGCTGACCCGCTGGTTGATCAAGTTGAGGAAGTCTTGGAGCTCCTGTGTGGGCGGCTGTGTGGGCTCAGCGTTCACGGAGTGCTCTTCTCTGGTGGTGGCGGGTCTGTGTGTGTCCAGGCGTGTACCCACAGGTCGGCTACGTCGGGGTCGAACTCGAGTGTCGTCCCGTCGATGATCGAGATCTTCACTGGTACGTTCACCACCTCCGGGCAGACCGGGCACCGCAGCCCGAGCTGGATAGTCACCGTTTGTGTCGCCATTTGTCCGCCTCTGGACAGTCGACGAAGTGAGACAAGTACAGGTCGCGGCGACCGAAACAATACATCACCGGGATGGCACACGCCAACGGCGGTCGGCCGTCGGGCTGCACCTCAAGCCGGATATTGCCACGATAAGGGACGGGTTCGGAGTTGACGGGCATGGGCCGCCCGGCGGGGGTCACAGCCCAGATGATCGGGGCGTCACAGCTCCGACACCGCCCGTGGCTGTGGGTCGGTCCCGGGACATTCTTGCTGCCATCAAGCTGCCAGGGGGGTATCCCGATAGCCTCTCGCAGCTTCCGTGGCGTCCGTGTGGCTCCGGAGTAGGTCGTCGAGACATTCCCGTGTCTGTTCATCCCAAACCACCGGTATCCCGGACCGGGTGTTTCCGGTACCATTCGAGCGCATTTGCCATCGCCTGGCGGTGGCCGACGACAGCACGCAGATGTGTCTCGTTGATCGGCACCCGCAGGCTGGTTGGAAGCCGACCCCAGCAGCGGCGGCAGGCGAACAGGTGGTGTGGGACGCGGTTACCGCAGCCGCCGGGGCAGTCGTGTTGGTTGGGGTCTCGCATCTTACGGTGTGTGGCGGTCATTCGGGTTTGCTCCTCTCGGGTAGTTTCTTGCAGGTGCACCGTTTGACGGTGTTCGGTCGTTGGCCGCCGCAGGTGGCTTCGCCGGTGGCGACCAGATGTTCGTAGTAGTCGTTGCGTTCGGGTGCGCCGGGCCAACCCAGCCCGCAGACGACCAGGAACAGCCCGTCGCCTGGTTTGCTGCGGTGGTAGATCATCGTGGTCGGACCTCGATCTTTACCGCTCCGTCGCCCAGGTCGCGCAAGACCAGTCGGTGTTCCGATGCGTCTAGTTTGTTCTTCTCGGTGACTACCATTTCCTGGATGCCAGCTGCCAACATCACAGCGACGACAACCTGGCTGGTTCGAGCGTCCTCCTGGGCGACATGTTCCCGGGTCAGGGCAGCCTGGAATGTCTCATTGTATGGGTTTTGGGCGGGCATGGTCATGGCCGGCTCCAGCGGTCTCGTTGCTCTTGGAGGGTGTTCTCGAGCGCGACTCGTTGGCCGACGTCGCGGGGGTTCATCTCATTGACCTCGGCTTGGATGTCGGGGTCAATCCGCCCGTGGGTCGGGTCGGGCAGCGGTTCGGTGATATCGGGGCACCACCACCGGTCGTGGCCGGTGCTGTCGCGGTGCCTATCTGCCCATTTGCCGCGAGCAGCGGGAGTCTCGAACGGCATCGGGGTCTTACCCTCGGGGTCGCATCCCCAGCAGACGAGCAGGTACCAAGTCCGGGGCTGGGCCACCGGGATGGCTCTCCTCTGGCAGGCGCCACATGACCGGACCTCGTCGCGGTGTGGCCGCGGGGCAGTGGACGGTGGGACAGTGTCGGGTGCTCCGGCGGGGGCTTGCCATTGCTGCCACGGCTGGCCGCAGCCGGTCAGCAGCGGGGTGCGGGCAGCGGCGAGATGGGCGGTGTAGTCGGTCATGGTCGTAGAGCTCCCTTCCGTTCGCAGTGGCCGTCTCCGCGGCCGGGGCAGGTGTTGCAGGCGTACCAGTCGTCACCGACGGCGATACCGAAGTCGACGGCTTTGGCGACCCACCAACCGTAGCAGCGGACGCCGTAGCGCCAGTAGACGCGGCGTTGTTCAGGTGGTGTGGCGCGGAGGGTCTCGCCGAGTAGGAGGGGGCCGGGGTCGGGGTGGCCGTTGGGCCAGCAACTGTCACGGTTGTAGTGCCACACCGCTCCGTCGTACCGGAGCAGCGGTTGGCCGGTGAGGATATTACGGATCGAGCTGGGGTGGCGGCACTGGTGGCGCCAGGTGGGTTTGTGGGTTTGGGCGGTCTGTTGGTCAGCGAAGTTGGCGTGGCAGTCGGGGCAGTGGTGGCCGGTGGGTCCGGTGTAGTTGGGAGTGTCGATGATGGCGGTGGTGGGTTGTTGGGTGTCTTGGGGTCGGAGTTGGGTGGTCAGGGCGGGTCGGTTTTTGGGTCCTGGTTGGTCGGGGTTGGGGTTCCAGGTGTGGGTGGTGGGTTCCCAGTTGGTGGGTGGTTGGTAGCCGTGTCGGGTGAGGGTGTTGTCGGCTTGGGCGCGGTAGCCGTGATATGGGAGTTGCCAGGTTTGGTGTGGTGGGTGGTTTTTCTTGTCGACAAGCAGCATTGTCGGTGGGGTGCTCGGGTCCCACGGAGTGCTACAGTCGCACGTGTGTTCGATCATTGGTTTTGGGGGCAGGTGGGGCAGTCGGGGTGGCGGGGTTGGGTGTGGAAGGTGGCGACGGCGTTGTCGGGGTGGTCGTCGCAGTACCAGGGTCCGGCGGTGCCTTCTTCGGCGATGATGGGAGTGTGTTCGTCGGGTCGGGGGCCGGGTTGCCAGCCGA